ACGCCGATGAGGGCTACGAATACACCAAGGACGATTCAGCCAAGTTCGCTGAGGTAAATGAGTACTTCTTCAATCAGAAGCAGAAGACCGAGAAGTACTTCTCAGACCTTGCCAATGCCGAGGTAGAGGTGTCCATTGAGGCAGTTGACGAGAAGGAGTTGTTCAAGGCAGCGAAAGATTGCGGCTTGAAGTTCGCTGATATGGAGACCCTTGATGTTGTGATAGGATAAACACTGATAAGTAGATATAGAAATAGCGTTAGAATTTGGCAAGAAAGCCGTTCTAACGCTATTTTTGTAGCCATCTACTTTCAGATTGTTACTTTTTATAAAGTTTAACACAGAAATATTCTCATTTCCGCTGGTTTTGTGCAAAAGAGTGTAACTTTGCAACATCATTTAATTTAAATCAATGAATTATGAACAATTAGCTATAGACAAAAGGAGGTTTATTAATATGACACTAGAACAAGAAGCCGAAGTCCAACGGTTGATAAAGGACATTGATGTGACGGAGCTGATGGATATGCTTAAGAAGCATGGTAATCGGTATAGCAGGAGAATATTAAAGTTCTTCCGCTGGTTCTGCAAGTATGTGCCTATCATTATTATGTTCTTCCACGCATACGGCATTTGGGAGTTCTCTCAGAATCCACGTGAGATGTTTATCCCATATAATGAAAATATGCCTTGCTATATCTTTATTTATTTCATGGTTTACGTCCTGCCGATGGTGACGATACTGGCAAGTAGATTTTTCTTCTTGTGCCAGTGGTATCGCATTCCATTTATGTACTACTTAGGCATCAATGCGGCTCATATTGTAGAGTGGAGTTGGTACACAACTAAAGATATGGTGGATTCCTGCTTTACGGTCATGGTCGTGACAACTATATTCTATTTGTATAGCTTTGCTAGAATGTTTGTTAATGATACGAAACTAGGACGTAAAATCTGTGCATAATATGGGGAAGATACTAAATTATAAGATACTCGGCACGGCTTTAAAGTCGCTCAGTGATGCTTGTTTCAAGGCAGACGAGCAACAGCGAAATGGTGAGGTCATCACCGCTTGCGGAATGAGCGATGATGACCTGGATAGATTGTGTGACATCATACCAGATATGCTCAACCCGATGCTATCTACCGAGGAAGTTAAGGAGAAACTGCACGTTTCTGATGCTACATTGAATAGAATGGTCGCTAGAGGTGATATTCCGAATGGCGAGTGCAAGAAGCGTGGGCACACCCGATATTGGAAGAAGTGGGATATACTTCACTATATTAAGAGTAAGAGAGGTAAGTGATTGCCTCTCTTTTTTATTGTTTTCATATTTTCAAGAAGTCTTCTACATCAATGTACTCAATTCCGAATTTCTCTGCGCATTTTTTGTCGGAGTCCGAGAAGTCTCCATCTTTTCCGCTAGCATCACCTATCATTATCAGCTCAATTTTCTTCCAAGAAGAATATGACTCAAGCATTCCAGTATTTGGCTTTCTCATTCCTATCTCTGCATGCGATGGGCAATACATAGAGTTAACGAAGATATTTCGTCCGGTATGATTGCGAAGATATTTTTGCATAAAGCTTTCAATAGCCTTAATCTTGCCGATGAAATCCTGTTCGTCAACGAATTGAGGGATGCCTCCTTGGTTTGAAACTATTTCTACATAGTAAAGAGTAGGGAATACCTCTACAATCTTATCCAAAACCTCTTTACGGATTTTGAAATCTGTTACATCTGTAGGAAAGGTGTTTCCTGATATAGTTGTAATAATCGTGTCGTCTAAATCAATGAATAATACTTTTTTCTTGATTAAATATCCTTTTTCTGTCATAATTTTGCTTTTTTCTATATTGATATATTAATATCTTTATCTACGAAAATTAAGTTTGTAAAACACAGTTGTTTCGGTGTGTCTCACCATTTTTATTATAGTGCAAAGATACGACAAAAAAAGATGGCTTTGCAAATAAATTAATGCAAATTTTAAAACGTTATCTGTTTTTAATGAAATCATTAACAATTCTCTCTATGGTGTCTTGCTTGATAGCTATAGGGGCATCACCTTGATATTCTATCATTTGGTTGCCGCATTCCTTCCAAAATAGGTTGCTATTGATGCGTTCGCCATCTACCAAGATCCAATCCGGATGATGTTCAAACGAATGCATATTAGTTAGCGGAACGAGAATGAATAATTTATTCTCCATCTTGTTTACGAGTACCGACAAGTCATTATCATCAAATGTAATGATAACTCGATTTTCATTCTCAGATAGAACGTTAAAATCCTCATTAAAACGTTCATAAAGGTAATTTTTGATTTTCGAACAACTCATATTCTTGTAATTTTATAGGAGGGCAGATGGAAAAATCCAAGGTCTGCCCGCCAAGTTAAACTTATAAGGAAATCTTCTATAATATCGACTGACAGAGCCATCCCATAAGATAGCATGGTTCTTCGCCTTGCATATCTATTCCCAGATGGTTGCATATATGTGCTACTACATGAAACATTTCATGTGTGAGACTATTTATATACTCACCTTCAGAAGTAGACTTGCAAATGAGCACAATACTTGTTTTCTTTGAAACATTTGTGTATGTCAATCCTTTGTTTGAAGAATCGGTTGAAATGTGGTCGTATGCATCCAATAATGGTTGCCCCTTACAATCAATGGAACTTAGTAAGTCCATAGCTTCGTCAACATCTTCTTGATTAGCTACATGACATACAATCACATTCCAATCGTATTTCTCCAAGTAAATTTCTTGTTTAATCATAATACATCATCCCATGGAATGCCGATACCATTATGGTTGCAATCGGCATAAAATCTATTGAAAATAAATCCGTCCGCTTGGTCTGGGTCATCCACCATATCCTTAATGAATTGAGCCAAAGCAGCTTCGTCTTTTAAAGAAGACTTAAAGAAATCGGCTCTAGCCATGTTTGCGACATAAACGAAATCGTAATTGTCGGCATTCTCCAACTTTACGTTGTTGACTTTAAGAAGTTCCTCGACTGTATCTTTTTCTGTCGGTTCAACTTTTTCGAGCTTACCAGTTGTTGCGTTTGTCTTGCGCATTAAGGTAATAGCCCAATCGCACATCTTTTTATTGAAGTGCCAGCCATTGTAGCGAAGGTATGCAATCATCCCTTCCGGCTTCATATCGTATGCGTCAAGTGGTATTTTGTATCTTCCCATAATAAAAGCTTTTAAAGGAGGTGGAGATTTCTCCCCACCTCAAAGTGTAATACTAATAGCGATAACCGCCACCTCTGCGACCACCATGTCTTTCACCATAGCGGTCATCATCGTCATCCCAATTGTCTCGGTAATCCGGCATTGGATTTCTGTGACCCATTCGTCCATACTTGTCATCCCCCATTTCATCAATGCAGTGCATGAGTTTACCACCATACTTAAGCATCTTCTCTACAAGTTCTGACATTTCATTTACCTTGTTTTCGGTAATTTCTATCATGTATCCCATAATGATTTACTTTTTTGTATTAACTTTTTCCAAAGCCACTGACAACATAGACTTAATATCGGTCAAAGTTCCCTTCATTCCGCTAACCTCGCTTTTGAGGTTATTGATGTCTTCTTCCTGTTGTCTGTCTTTGGCTATTTGTGGATTCAATACGGCACGCATCTTTGCGCACTCTTCCATAACCTTTTTGTGGTATGGCTCGCTTTCCACAATCTCCTTAGAATGCCGATACATAGCCTCAACTTCCGCATCCATAGCTTCACGGCTTTCAGAAACCACGAGGTTTTCCGAATTTGCAATTTGCATATTGGATGGGAGTTGTTTGAACTCCATTTGTTCATTAGGCAATTTTACGACAACATCAACGGTAGTCTCCATTGGTTGTGGGTTGAATTGCCCAGGAGTATATGTTGGGAACTTAGGTTGTGGGTTACTGACCGATACAACCTGTCCGATTTTAAGACTTGGGTTTTCACCCTTGTCAAGCACATAGAATATGCTGTTAGGTCGAAGTCCTTGAAACATAGCTTTGTAATGTTAATTGTTAAACAATACCCGTCATTAGCTGAAGGGTGTTAGTATCTCGCTCGAACCAAAACTGATAAACTCCAGTTCCTGCAATGTCGGCTACCGTCAAAGGATTGCCGTTGAACTTAGTTACAGCTTGGGTTACGCCATTGGTCTCGAAAAGGATTGGCAGCGTATTTGTCGTACCAGTCGGAATAGCTTGATGTAGGTTCACAAAGATAGTTCCCCTATAGTTAGCATTCACGAAGGCGTGGTTTCTGAACGAGAAAACGACATTTTCGGTGTTCACCACCACGCCTGTAGATGCGATAGCTGCCGAGCCGTTACGATTAACCCATGCAAAAGGTCTCATCCATAACATAGCAGCCTCCTTTCTTTAACCCCAGAATCCGTTGTTGGCAGCATTCAAACCATACAGACCAGCCTGATAAGCGACACAATTAGGAACCGCAGTAAATGGGCTGTAAGGAGTAGTTACCGTCTCTGGCAACTTACACTTGATACCAGCCACCTCACTCTGCAAGCCAGCCAATACCGCATTGATAGGTGCTACAGCCTGACCCACAATCTGTGATGTCATAGCGGAAGACTTGAAGGTACTGTTCTCCTCACGAAGAGAATCAATCTTGTTCTGCATCTCACGCATCTCAGCCTGCTTCTGACCGTCAACGATGGTCTGAGTGCTCTCCTTGATAGCGTTGTGCAAGTCACAAGTCTGGCGCTGGGTCTCGTAGGCCACGTTAGAGAAACCACGCTCCTGTCCTACGGCTACATTGTTGATGGCATTCTGCAAAGTGCCAGTCTGCTGACACATAGCCAACTTGACGTTTCCGTCCATAGCCGTAATATTATTATTTACACGGCAGCAGCAATCAGCGAGTTGTGATGCAATCTGCATATTACCTTGTTGAAGAGCGTTGATAGTTTGCATTCCGCTCATGCCTACTTGGTTGCCCACGTTCTGGACTTGGGTTGTCAAGGCAGAGATAGCTTGCTGAATCTGTCCTTCAGTACAATTGAGCTGAGTTGCGAGATTACTGAGTGCATTACGATTGCCACCGATAGCATCCATAAGCAAGGAACGACCATAGTCATTGTTGATTTCATTGGCAAGACCTGCGCCATTACCACGACCACCAAAGCCGAAACCATTACCGCCCCAACCACAGAAGCAAAGGATAAAGAGCAGCCAAATGAACCAAGAACCATCACCATTGCCGAATCCGTTATTACCCTTCATCGCAAGAAGAACGTTTGGATCAACGCCTCTCTGTTGGAGCAAAGGAGCTATCAAGCTCATCATTCCTCCATTGTTACCTGAACCCTCTGGATTAAAAACATAAGTTTTTGATGTCTCCATAAGAATAATCTTTTTGTGTTAAACCTTAATTAAACTAACTCTATGTAACGTTACGGCTGCAAAGTTACGAATAATAAGGATAAGATTAAATAACTCTATCAAACTTTCTTTTAATCGCTAATAATCAAGCAGTTAAGGTGATAGAAGGTAATATCATACTTCCGGATGCATGGAAATCAAAGGCTTGTTTGCAAATTCCGTTTGCAGAAAACGAAAAATGCAAACGGAACAGCAAACAGAAATTAAGCACACACGAACTTGAAACCAAACTTTTCAGTATAGTATTCCTCTTTAGGGTGTCTTTTTGTCTCGGAGTCATAGCAGAGAATGAACGGCTCACCCTTAGAGTAGAAATAGTTATAAGACTTTCGCAAATACATCTTAGCATTCAAAGCCTTTGAGGAGAGCTTTCTTATCCTCAACTTTGTCTCTTGCGGCTTGCCCGACATAACTCTAAGTTCATCCATTTTGTATTGCATGTGAAGTTTTCTTCCTTTACTTGCATATCTTTCTTTATTCCAATAGTTTCTTAGAGACTTGTTTCGCTCTTTACGAATTCTATTTATCGTTTCTACATTGTGTTTTAAACCAAGCTTACTGACTTGTCCTAATATTGTAGATTGAGGAATATTCAACACTTCGGAAATTTCCCTTGCTGTCATCGTTTGGTACATGACGGAAATTTGGCTGATGGTTTCTTTACTCAACTTGTTGTCTATTTTTGTGCCACCTAAAATAGTGATATATTTATATAAGGTGTGTAGTGTAACACCAGCAGCCTTGGCTACTTCCTTTCGTGGGTAGTCATTGATGTGGACTTTAATATAGTCTATCTGTTCTTTTGTTAATCTTCTTGGCATTCTTCATCCTCCTCAAAAGAAAATCCATATTTGTTCTTATAGTATTCTTCATCCATCCTATGAGTATTCCGGTCATAACCTATGGTGTATGGCTCACCTTCGAAAGCGAAATATCCATGCTTTGTTATGAGATTGTACTTTGCATGATATGCTTTTATAGGCATATCCGCAAATTTGAATCTTGTCTGTTGCGGAATGCAGGATATAACTCTGAATTTCTCCATCTGCATGGTTCTTTGCCAGCTTTTTACCCTTTTACTTATTGTTGCTTTCTCATACGCTTTCTTTAAATTTGCCAAACTATTCTTTTTAAGTCTTTCGATAGTTTCATTCGAATGAGTAAGCTTTAGTCTTTTTACCGCCTTTCCTACTGTAGACGGATGACACCCTACAATCTCGGCAATCTCTTTGACTGAATGGTTGGTGTAAAGCTTTGCAATTTGTTCATCACGCTTCTTGTTGGGTTTCGGAACAGGTCTTTTATGTTCGATTTTACAATTGCAATCATGTAGAATCTTATACAAGAATTTCACGCTGACACCCATTCTTTGTGCCAACTTGTATCTTGGTCGTTCATTTATGTGCGCCTTAATGATGTCTATTGTATCTTGTTCTATTATCTTCATTTTTATTCAGTTTTTTATGGTGTGACTCACCTGTATTTGCAAAGGTAATGAGATTTTATTGATAGAGCAAATAATTTAATGTGTTATAACTTTGTTTAAGGAAATATTTAATTATTTGCACAAAAATTAATTGTGTAGTTTTCTGACTCGGCTATTTTCACATTATTATATATAAATAGCTATCTTTGCAACAAAAAACATAAGGAAATGACAGCGGAAACTATTCAATTAATACAGACGGGAATTAATCTTCTTTGCGCATCGGGAGTTATCTCCACGTTGCTGTACTATAATAGTAGAAAACGAAAGGAGGCGGCACTCGCATCACAGGAAGAGAATAAGACTATTTCATCATATGCCGATGAGTGGAAGGCTCTCTATGAACGTTCCAACGAGTCGGTCGTTAATCTTAATAGTAAAGTAGATGAATTGTATGAGGAAATCAATCAGTATCGTATTACCATACGCAATCTAAGGGATGAGAAGAACGATTTGAAGCTTGCCTTGCATGAGGCACAATGGAACAGATGCATCAAGGATGGATGCCAACTTAGAACCCCACCAAGAAAGCGAGAATCCTTAGAAACGTTGGTTGAAAAGGAAGAAAATGAGATATATCGTGACAGGGAGGATTAAAATATGGTTAAGTATCTGAAATTACTCATACAAGTTAATAGCGGACATTCAAGCAAGGCATTCTTCTTAGTGTCCGTTACTCTGATAGGTCTCTTGATGCTCCTGGTTGTCTGCTTTATCTTAGTGTGGGAAGTGGTAACTTATGGGACTATCAAGACCGATTTGATGGGGTTAAGTGCATTTGTTGGTAGTGTGGCTAGTTTGTTCGTCACGGCTGGCATTACCAAGACGATAGGGGAACGTGGCGAACACAATAACTTAAAGTTGGAGGAAAAAGACAATGGCTAAATCGGACATTTTAAGCGAGTTCGTACTTAGTTGGGAATCATCTAAGTATACAAACAAGAAGAGTGATAGGGGTGGAGCGACAAAATACGGAATCACGCTCGCTACTTGGAAGAAGGTTGGATATGACAAGAATGGTGATGGGGTAATCAATGCCGAGGATGTGAAGTTGCTTACCAAGGCAGATTATGATCGGCTGTTCAAGAGGAACTACTGGGATGTTTGCATGGCTGACAAGCTAAACAACCAATCGGTGGCGAACCTCCTAGTGGACTTCGCCTACAATAGCGGCTGTTCAAAGGCTATCCAGAAGATACAGAAAGTTGTAGGAACAAAGGTGGACGGAATCATGGGCAAGAACACCTTGGCGGCTATCAATAACTTTAAACAAGGACAGTGGGTCTTGTTCGACAGTCTGAAGGTCGCTAGGATTACCTACCTTAACGACATCGTGAAGAACGACCCTAAGCAAGAGGTAAATCTGAAGGGTTGGCTCAGACGTGTCGGGAACATCAAGTACGGAAAGCTCGTCTGCAATGATGGACGTGTAATAAACAGCTAATAACACAAAAATAGCTCCATCGTTCTAGTCGGTGGGGCTATCTTCGTTAAAGTCCTAGCTTGGTGGTTATCCAAGAGCCTATAGGAACATTTTCCTCCTTGGACTTCTGCTTTATATAGTCCACGGTTTCCTTTGGCATCCTTATGCAAAGGTTCACGTTGTTCCCTTTCTTTCGTCCGCTTCCAGCCCTTGCACCTCCTCTGTTACTTTTCTTGTTATCCATATCTATTTTGTTAAGAGCCTTACGTTTGCTAGGGTGGTACTTCTATTGGAAACGAAAAAGTGCTCTCGTTCTAATTTATCCCTAACCAAATTGTCTATTTCTCCCAATTTTTTCTTGCATACATTAAGTCTGTTCGTTAAGTCTTTGATTTGTCCATCTAGTTTCTTGAATTGGAGGACAGTATCTTCGGGCTTACAAACTTTGCTTATGTTCGCTATAATAGCTTTCATTGCTTTGTTTTCTTCTACCAGCTTGTCGTAGTTGCGAAGAATGGGAAGCATCTGCCTCTCATACGGAATATTGTTTTTTGTCTTACTCATATAGTTTTATTTTAAAGTTCAATACCTCGCCATCTCTTGATGGTACAAAGACTCTCGAAATTATCAATATACACTTTGTCCTTATTGAAGTGGGCTTGTTGTATTTGGTATTTCATCCAACCGATGTTGCAACCATTCTCGCCACCTTCCCAATGGTAGTAGCGATAATGCAAGCTAACGTCTATGTCAAGCACATCATCTTCTCCAGATACTTCTGATGGGTGAATGTGGAGGTCAGCCTCAACATGAATGCTCTTGAAGATTGCAGGCTCCATCTTGAAATCGGAACTTACGATGTGCTTTTCGTCCTTTGGTGTGAACTGAGCGTAAATACCAAGTCTCTCACAAGTCTTCTGTATATCCTTGGCTATGTAGGATAGAATGTTTTTATGCTCCATAACTTATGAATATTCTTGATTTTCTTTTTCACAATTATCATATCCGTTTTCGTAGCTCATAGAACTAATATCTTTTACTATGTTTGCTATCTTGTCTAAGTCAGTTTCCGACTTAACTCCTAACTTTTTTAAAAGCGGAACAAGCTCTTTGTTAAACTTATCGTTTGGGCTATTATTGCCCCAAAAATCACTATCTCCGATATAATATTCTTTGCTCATTTTATTAATAGTTTTTGAATCTCTTTCATGTCCGTAAATCTAAATAGTTATGCTTTTTACAACGTATGCGAACTTCATCGTACCATAGGCGTTATATTGGATAAGTTGCATAGAGATTGCATATTCGTTTTTTAAGAATAGATAACCTTCTGCTATAATAGACTTTTGTACTTCTAGGCTCTTGTCTGGATTGACCATCTCTATAGCCTTGCATCTACTCTCAACTACAGTGAGGTCTGTATCAGATAGCATTTTAGTTATTTCTTCTTTGGCTGTTTCTTCATCCTCATACTTAAAATTGTTTTTAGCGAGAATGCGATTAAACATCAAATCTGTTGTCAAGCTTAATTCTTTCATATCCGTAAGTTTAAATGGTTATTATGCGAACAAAAGGGCACATTGAAACTCGTTCTCGAAACGCTCTCTTGTGTAGTCTGCGAAGCGCTCGAACTTGCCACATTTTGCGAACTCCTTAGCATCTGCAATGAAGTTACACTCCTAAATGATGGACTTAGCTTGAACTTGCTCAAATCCGAACTCGAAGAACTCACGCATTCTTTTTTTATTAGTTGTTGCCATATTCTTTTCGCTTGCCGTGATGCGATAGGGCTTAATTGTTAATAATACAGTTTCTGAAGGTGTGTCTCACCTTTCTAATTCTGTTACAAAGATACAAAGAATATTTGAAATATGCAATAAAAAATCAAATCATTTTCTTTGCTTTAACGTCTTTTGGCTATAATAGTAGGCTTGATTACATTCGTTAACAGAAAATGGCTAGTTTTTCACTTATTCGGGTTTTGGAAATAACCCAAATGGCTCTTTTTGTGTCATATATAATATAATTTGTACCTTTGCACTCAAAAAGGAGGTTGATATGCAACTAAGATTTGATTGGTGGCGTTGGCTCGTTACCATATTGGTAGGTTTCTTCATCATGCTGATGATGTACGGATGCCGGACAACGAGATATGTAGAAGTGGAAAAGGTGGTGCGAGACACTACTACTTATGCTCACTGGGACTCAATTGTCAACGAAAGGGTCAAGCTTATTCGGGATAGCTTGCTATCTTACCATTGGGAGCAGACCGAAAAGCAGGTTAAGGATTCCACTTACATCAAGGATGATGTCAAGACAAGGGTAGATGAGAGTGGTAAGGTTCTATGTAAGGATTCTACTCATATAGAGATTAGATACAGGGACAGCAAGGAACTATCCAAGGTTCGTGATAGCCTTATTCATTATAAGGAGATAGCAGAGCGAGCGAGTATATACAAGGCTCAGAGGGATAGCATAAATAGAGAATTGAGTATCGCCCAGACCAAAAAGGAATATATTGAGAAAGACTTGGAGGGATGGGATTTGTTCTATTGGAAATTCGGTATGATTTCCTTTTGGGTCGTTTCCTTGATGCTGGTTACAATGATTTTCTTTCTCACGGTAAAATATAAGAAAAAGTTATTTTATTAGGTTGGTTTTTAGTTATTAAGGTTTTAGATTGGTTTAAGGTAACAACTTATGGAGCAGCTGCCAGTGATGGTGGTTGCTCTTTTTTTTGTCTTGAAAATGCCTTAGAGTATTAAATGTTAAATTTGCAAGCGGTTTAATGTATTTGTAGTTTTATATACGTAACTAAAATTGTGTTGTGTGTTAAAAATGCGCAATAAGAGCAGAAGAACACATTAAAACCCTTGCAGTTTGAAAATAAATTAGTATCTTTGCAGCGTGCTTTGTTGGTGCTGACACGCTTACAAGAATCAATAAGATTTTCCGTGGCGAAAGCCACATCACGATAATCCTTACCTAGATTTCGGTGTCAGACGAATGAAGGGTAAGGATTTCTTTTTAGAATCCTTGTTTTGAGTCGAAACATTCTTAGATTGCTCTAGGTTAGCAATGGGCAATAATTGTTGGAGTAGGCGAAACACAGATAAGTTAAACAAATAAGGAAACGAGTTATTATGCATCAGATTAGAATTGGTATCAAGCAAGCTAAAATTGCACTAGGCGATAAGAATCGCTTGGTGGGATTTTGTTTTGCCTTAAAGATAAAATTTCTATTCCGTGCATCAGACCTTCATTTTAGATCTACAAACCAAGCAGCTAAAGTGATGGGCTACAACAAGAAAGATTTCAAACAATATTTGGATTTATCAGTTAAATTTGGATATTGTAGAATTGAAACTAACAAGTTCGGTGTGAAGAGAATCATAGCGAACAAGTTGCATGACAGTTTCCAATACAGTTACAAGACAAGACGCTGCGAGATAGCTAAACTTACCTTGCCTCAGTTGAGAAGTCTTTTGTGTGATGTCGTTGTGAGTAACAAAATCAATGTTATTGAAGATGTCTCCAATACGCATTGTAGAGCCGTCAATGGGAATACGATTAAAAGTGTACGTAGTGCAAAAAAAACGGAAGCTCGTATGTTGGAAAGACCATTCAATGAAAAGTACACAAGTTATTCATACACCAGCATGATGAAAGATACCTGTTCAACTAGATACCAAGTTGGGAAGACTATCAAAAAGCTTGTTAAGTCTGGTACGGTAAAAAAAATAGTCCAATGTACAGAAGTCGGAGTAGACGCATGTGCTTGTACTAACAATTGGCATTATTATGATGCGTTCGGAAATCTTATCATCATTTCGGCAAAATATCGAAAGGGTCAACTGCGATGCGCTAACAAATACAAAGTCCTAAAAAGCCAAGTATCTAAGTCGAAGAGTGGAACAAACCCAAAAATTATTGAGCGAAAGATGAAGTGGGTAAAAAATCGAACGTAATAATAGTAGACGAGAGAATCTATAAATAACCTGCGTGCGTAAGGGAGCTTGTAGAGTTAAGGGGAATATACGAAGTATATTTCACTTATGTATATAAACTACTCGTATGTGTTGTGAGGTTGATTAAAGAAACTAAGAAAAGAAAGAAGCTATGGGAGAAAGAAAACAGAAAGAGGGCGATGAGCACAGAAACGTTGCAAAACCAACTTATGAAGAGTTTGCAATGTATTGCTCGATGGCAGGTTTTATGAAAGACAACCTAAAGTGGCTTTATGGTCGATTTGATGATGTCGGATGGTTGCTGCCAAGCGGTAAAGTCCCTAAGAAATGGGAGGATTTGGTCAAGAAATGGAATTCCTTGAAGAATCCGAGCCAGACATACCGCAAGCATGGTTTCAAGTTCAAGACCAAGGAAGAAAAGATGCACGACTGCTATGAAGTGTGGACTGATGGTTCTGCGGTTCTTCGGACTGATACCAAGCGAAGAAAGTACACTGGTGGTGCTGCTTATGTGATTTTACACGAAGGCAAGGTGTATAAGCAGGGTAACTATGGAACAATTGACACGACAATAAGCCGTATGGAGCTTTTGGCAATCATCTGTGGTGTCGGTCATTGCCCGCAAGGTGCGGTTGTTAAGGTTCATAGTGATAGCCAATATGCACTTAAGACTTTGAGCGGTGTTTATTCTGCACACAAGAACTTAGACTTGATGGAGAAGTTTAGAAAGCATTCCGCTCATGTAGCACACATCACTTGGCGCAAGGTGAAGAGCCATACAGGAGTAGAGTACAATGAGCTTTGCGACAGATTGGCAAACGAAGGTAGAATAGCTGCCGAGATTAAGGCAGGGTTAAGAGTTAATTCAAAAGCTTAGAGAAATGAAGATACAGACATTTGAACTATGTGCCGGATATGACTCTCAACTGATGGCTTTGGAGCGACTGAAGAAGAAATATTCTGATTTCGATTACGAGTGTATCGGATGGTCTGAGATAGAGCCAAGTGCAATAGCCTTGCATAATGCTTGCTTTCCTAGTCTGTCTGGCAAGAATTTCGGTGATATGACAACGATAGATTGGAGTAAGGTTAAAGACTTTGACTTACTGACGTATTCAACACCTTGTCAGTCTGTTTCGCAAGCCGGAAAGCAGAAAGGAATAGAGGAGGGAAGCAATACACGTTCCTCTATCCTTTGGTTTACAAGAAACGCCATTATTACCAAGAGACCGAAATACCTCTTGATGGAGAATGTAGAGGCTTTGGTTCAAACAAAGTTTATTGGGTTCTTTAACAAGTGGCGCAAGGAGTTGGAATCCTATGGATATGTCAACTACGCAAAGGTGATAAATGCTGCAGATTGCGGTGTTCCTCAGAACAGAAAGCGTGTCTTTATGCTCTCTATACGAAACGATGGTGATAAGATAGATTATCATTTTCCGAGAAAGATAAAGCTGGAGAAACACTTAGTTGATGTCTTGGAGGAAAATGTGGACGAGAAGTACTTTTTGAGTGATGCCCTGCTATGTAAAGAGAAGTTTGTGTCAAATGAAAGGAAAGAGCCTATGAGTGCAGCTATAAGAACTCGTTCAGAGGGGAAGTGGATAAAAGGCGAAATGCATAGTCCAAAGGTCGAGCTTGGAAAGAATATAGCCAATACCATTACATCTGCGAGCAAGGACTCCTTGGTTGTGCTAGGAGAGACAAGGTTGCGCATTAGGCGTTTGACTCCGAGAGAACTCTTCCGTTTGATGGACGTTGACGAAGAATACATAGACCGGATGCTTGAAAATGGCGTATCGAAGTCAAGTCTTCAAAAAGCTGCTGGAAACTCTATAGTTGTAGCGTGCATGGAAATGATTTTTGAGGAACTTTGGTTTCCCGATAATAATGTTAAGATTGCTGATGATGGTCAGCTGTGTCTATTTTAAAGTTTTGACGAAATGATGTTTTTGAATAATAAAGAGAAAAAGAAGAAAGCAAATGCTATCTCTTATAAGATAGATGAGTACATCTGGGGACGAAAGGATTTTGTTACCGATTGCCCCTATGGTGAGAAAGGCAGATACACCAATGCAATTAATAAAGTTGGTGATTTGGGGTGTAATACTTGCGAATGGCAGGTAAGACATGACCCAAGTACGCAAGTTGTGACGTGCTCCCATCCAAAGGTGGAGAAGAACGAGGTGAAGAAACTTTTTAAGGATATGTGATATGAATAAGGAAGAATTGAAAAGATGCTATACGGATGCCTGTAATGCTTATTTGAAGGTATTCTGTGAGAAGCATGAGTTTTACGGATTGGATAATCCGGAGACATATTGGATAGGTGACGAACCAGGTGGAATTGCTAATTGTGGTGATTTGACTTTCGATATGGCTACTATTGTAACAGATATTGACAAGGAAGCTCCCGAAGAAGAGTTGTTGAAGTGGTACGATTATACTATTGAAGCTAGAGAGTTCAATTTGCCTGTTCCAAACTTCGACCATTGGCTTATGGGGTGTCCTATAACACCAAGTAAATGGTTCGAGATTATGCGAGCAAAGCGCAAGGAATTTGAGGACTTGTTGAAACAAGAAAATGAAAGGTTGAAACATGGAAAGAAGTAATCTTTTTAATCATTTGTTGAGGATATTTGATGAAGGTCTCAGTATGAAGACTACCGAACTTGAATATGGTACACTTGAAGTTACTGTAGAGAATCGAAGCCAAGACAAGAAAATCACATTCTTAGCAAAGGGCATGGAGGATGCCAAGCAGAAAGCAGCGGAATGGCAGGTTGGACAAATGCTCTTGAATTGCGATGATTTCGAGGAGATTGTTATGTTCTTGGCTCAAAGAAAGAAACTTAAAAAGGAAATGGCAAATGGATAAGAATTTTAGAAGTTGCTTTTGTTGCATCCATTTCTTGGAAATACAAAATACAAGTACAGGAAATGTCTTGAAATGCAAGAAAGGTAGCACTACGAAAGTACAAGGGAAGAGACTGACAGAAATTGCTGCAAGGTGCAAAAACTACAAAGCGTAAGGCACACGTTAAAGAACATAGTAAGACGAAATTAAGGATAAAGGTGATAGTAGAAAGAGTGTTTGAGAAAGAGAAAAATGTAAAAAGTTTAAAATAAATGGTAGAAACTATATTAAACAATTAAAATACATTAATAAAATAAAGAAACACATTAAAATGCTTGCATGTTTTGAATATTCTTTGTATCTTTGCATTGCAATTACGAAATAAAGGTTATTAATTTGAAAAGGTGAGACACACCATAAAAACTGGGAATGATGACAAAAAAGGAAATAATAAAACAATGGTTGGATGAGCCGAAAGTGAGATATTGTAATAATTCTAATTTCACTTTGGGTTATGGTGATGGCTGGGATTGGGTTAAAGATGTTCTACGACCAGCTATCACGAAGAACGCTATGTTTCTCAGATTCTTGGAGTATGGTTTCCGTGAGATAGAAGAGTTTTTGAAATCAAAAACCGGAAAACCGAGCGAAGAGGATTGTTCCTTGTATTCTGTTGGATATAAGGATGGTGTCAATGATGCCATGATTGCAATTAAGAATAGATTTGAAAATTTAAAATAGGAGGTTAAATGGATTTAGGAAAGGCGATTAAGACAATGAGGGTAAGCAAGGGCTTGACCCAACGACAACTTGGTAAGGCTATCGGTTGTAGTGAGACAAATATGTTGTTTATGGAGACCGGAAGAACGTTTCCACGTAAGAGTAAGATTGATGCAATATGCAAGGTATTGGAGATTCCGATGTCTTATTTGTTGATGTTCTCTATTACACCGGATGACATTCCCGAAGATAAGCAGAGTTTGTACACAAGCATCGTTGAGCCGATGCGTAACGAATTTATTAGGGAGTTGTTGCGATGAAGAAATGCTATTATTTTGTGGCTAAGTATGTCAAGAATGGCATAACATGTACATGTGCAGGTACACAAGAGACGATTGAAGGCTATTTTGATTTTGTCAGTGCTGGAAATTTTATAGCACATGAACATAATGTTGATTTCGAAGGCGTAATTGTAACTTTTTGGTCTGAGATTAATTCAATAATGTTAGATAAATATAGGAATAAACAACATAAAAATGGTTGAATTCGAGTATTCAAGTTTCGGAAGCCTTTGATTAGGCTACAGCGATTATCCATTCAATCGTCCGGAGCGGATTAGCCTCAGCCCCGAATGGAATTAGGGAGCTACGTTAGGGGTGAATGCATAGGCACGTCAGGATGTCCGTCCAAGTTCTGACCTCTGCGGTTCGTGGTTAAAAGTGGCGAAAGCTGCGGTGCTGCGGGCAAGAAACCATCCTATAACATTGGCGATGGGCGCACAACCACCTTTCGAGGTGAGATTTATTAATTTGATTAATTGAGTCGATTATGATTTATGTAAGGAGCAAGGATGGTAAGGCATTGATGCCAAGTGAGCGTGGAGGGAGGATAGGCTATCTTCTTCGCCATGGCAAGGCTCATGTAGTCAGCCGTGTTCCGTTTGTCGTTCAGTTGGATTATGAGAGCACCATCTACACACAGGAAGTGAGCCTTGGCATTGATGCTGGCTCAAAGCACATTGGCGTTTCGGCTAGTTCCGAGAAGAAGGAGCTGCTTACAGCGCAGGTCGAGTTAAGAAGTGATGTTGTGAACTTGCTATCTACTCGCAAGGAGTTGAGAAGGACAAGGCGAAACCGCAAGACACGTTACCGCAAGGTTCGTTTTGATAACCGCAAGAAGAAAGATGGTTGGCTAGCACCTAGTGTTGAGCAAAAGGTTGAGAGTCACTTGAAGGTTATCCGCTTGGTTCGTAAGTTACTTCCAATTACGAAGACCACTATAGAGGTTGCTCCGTTTGATGCGCAAAAGATTAAGAATCCCGACATCAAGGGTGATGAGTATCAGCAAGGCGAGCAGATGGGCTTTTGGAACGTGAGGGAGTACGTTTTGGCTAGGGATGGGCACAAGTGTGTTCATTGCAAGGGCAAGAGCAGAGACCCTATCTTGAACGTTCACCATTTGGAGAGCCGTAAGACTGGTGGTAATTCCCCTAGTAATCTCGTAACGCTTTGCGAGACCTGCCACAAGGCTTACCATCGTGGGGAGTTCGACTTGAAAATCAAGCGTGGCACAACTTTGCGTGATGCTGCGGTGATGAACATTATGCGTTGGTCGGTGTATGAACGAGCCAAGGCTGAGTTTGGGAATGTGTACTTGACCTATGGTTACATTACCAAGCACACTCGCATAGAGAATGATATTGAGAAAACTCATGCAGCCGATGCTTTCTGCATTGCCAAGAACGTACACGCAAGGCGGTCGAGAACTTTCTTTATGTGTCGTTGTGTACCTCGCCATACGAGAGCATTGCACGTTGCGAACCCGAAGAAAGGTGGTATTCGTAGGTCTTGCATTGCCTCTCATAAGATAGGCAAGTCTCGCTTTCAGCGTTTCGACATGGTATGGTGGAAAGGCAAGGAATGCTTTATCTTTGGGAGCACGCACGGAAGACCAATATTGCGTGATGTTGAAGGAAAGCAAATTGCAGGACAACCGAGTGTGAATATCAAAACGATAAAGTTTTTAAAGAGATTAAGAAATAACATTTTAGTGGAAGAAAGGACTTCCGAAAGTTGGATAGAAAATGAAAGTTAGAATTGTAAATCATAAGTGTGCCGATGGGGTAGAAAGAGGTATCTTGGAGTACCGCAACCATTGGTGGGAGAAGTGGAAGCCATTGCATCAGGACGGAAAGCTGGCTTATGTTTCATATATGGGAACGAAACCATATAAGTCATTGCAGGAAGAGTGCTTTGATGTACTTGGGTTGAATGAAGAACAGATAAAGGTTCGTGAACAGATGTCCCGTTATATCTTGGATGCCGAAGAGGTATACATTGGTGCAAGAATTGGTAACGAATATCGTATCGGCTATGATGTTGATAATGATGAGAGTTTGGAAACGCTTAGGAATTTGGAGGAATAGTTATGTTCGGAAAGATTTTTTCGGTTAAGACCGATATTGTATATCGTAGAGAAGAGAGTTTGAATCTCTTCGATGGCAAGAAGAAACTTGATAAGGTGGTGTCCGGTCGGGTATTCAAGGAGCAAATCAAGTTCTTTGGTTTTACCATCAGAACAAAGTTTTTTTATCAGATTTGCTGTCCACAAGTCAATATGAATGATACTCATGAGGCTTGCACATTGAATCGGGTCGAGGATTTGGTGAGAACGGAGTGCTATAATAAGGTAGTAGAATATTCAAACAGAAAGCATCATGCCTAGTGTTAATTGTTTCAGAAGAGTCTTGTTGAACGTAGGTGGCAAGAAGATAATTATCAGTGTTCCGAATGGAATGACCGAAACCGAAGTGAATAAGGTTATGGTCGTTACTAGGGCTTATCTTCAGCAGTATGTATATGTCGAAATGGTCTTAGCAGAGTGCTTTATGCAGAAAATCGAAAAAAGTATTCTGAAGAAGAAATGCGTTAGGTTTGAAGTTAAGAAGAAGTGGGTGGACTGCAAGAAGAACCTTCGAAAGGTGGTTAAGTATTATGACGCTTATGTTCCTAATGCAGATTTTAATGAAGAATTCGCAATGACGTTCTATGACAAGATTAGTGGAGACTTGTATAAGTTGCGAGATAAGCTTGCTTTAAGATTACAGAACTTAGGGATTGGTGAAAAATCGGGAGTTTATGCGAATGCAATCATTCTGTACAATCTGACCAACCTTTGTTTGGGAACTTATGAGAATATCATCCGTAAGCTGTATGAAGATTTGCATGTAAACTTAATGCAAGCGTTCAAGGATTTTGCTCCTATCTTGGCCTTTGAAAACTCTTATGACTTCATGGCATTAGTGATGGATAAGGATTTCAAGAGATTGGCTGACCATTTGATGACAAAAGAAATTCTTTCTTATTTCGATAAGGTAAGAAAAGGTGTCTTTGACGAACAGACTTTGAATGAGGCGGCTATCAACGCAACGGAAGACCTGAAGGACGATGAGAAAGATTTACAGCGAACTTACATAGGAATTAGTGACTTTATGAAGAGTGACTATCCTCTGGATAGTGTGACATCTAAGAAAGCAAGCTGATGAAAATAGAACCAAGTGAGTTCTTGCCGATAGGTAATGAGTTTCAGAAAATCTTTGGAATAAGCTTTGGAAAATTCATAGATATGCGGTTTCTTTTAGCGAGAAAAGAGTTAGTCTTCAATCTGCTGAAGTTCACAGATTGGCTTGAAGAGTGCTATCCGGATGAGTGTTCCATTGATGGAGTGAGTTACAATGCGGTTGTCGAGCGAAAATTTGGCAAGCGAGGGGTTAAAATGATAAAGAAACTATTGCAATGAAGTATATGGGTAGCAAGGCTAGAATCGTGCATGAAATATTGCCGATTATGCTTGATAAAGAACATGATACGTTTGTAGATGCTTTCTGTGGTGGCTGTAGCGTTATTGAGAACGTTCCGGACACGTATCGAAGGATTGCCAACGATAAGAATAGGTATCTTATCGAAATGTGGAAGTATCTTCAGAATGATGGGTTTGTCTTCAACCATATTAGTAAGACGTTGTATAACTTTGCAAGAGACTGCTATCACGGAAAGAATAAATTCTTCACAGAAGCAGGTGTCGGACTAATTGGCTTTATGGCGAGCTTTAATGGACGTTTCTTTGATGGTGGCTATAGCGGACATAATGTTGTCGGCAAGAACGGAAAGGCAAGAGATTACATAAGGGAGCAGATAGAAAATACAATGCGTGATGTGCCTCTTCTCAAAGGTGTCGAGTTTTATAGCGGCAGTTATGATGAACTTGTGATACCGGATAGGAGTATAGTGTATTGCGATTTGCCTTACAAAGCTACGAAAAAGTATGATGTATCAAAGAATTTCGATTACGAAAGATTCTATATATGGTGCATGGAAATGGCTAGAAGAGGTCATAAGGTCTTTATCAGCGAGTATCAGATGCCCCAAGAGTTCAGATGTGTTTGGGAAAAGGAAGTAACAAACTCTCTTAACCCGAATATAACAAAGAGACCAGTCGAAAGGTTGTTTACAATTGATTAGAAAGAAGAAATGAAAGAAACTTATTGCTTGGAAGATACGCTTTACAATACAAAGCGTTACTTCACGTTTGAAAATGGCGTAGTATCAGGAACAGAAGTTGCACAGGAATACTTTAATATTTTTCTTGATCTTGCAAGTCGGCTTGGCTATAAGGTAGTGAAATTATGAAAAGGCGGGTAAACAAGGATTGTCCGTTCTCGGCAGAAGAATTGGATGAGTTCAGAGCAGCCTTATATAATGTGAATACATCTTTTCACTGCTGTAATGCAGCTCCGGTAGACTGGGCGGCAGGATGGCAGCGGAATGATATAAGAAAGACGAGGTAGGAAAGCCATAATCTACCAAATACCCACGTGCCAAAGCCGTGTGATGCCTTGCGTGGGGGCATGATGATAAACTAGGAGTCGCACGGCTTTATTTGAATGTTTCATAACTACAAATAGCCTATCGCTAATGGTTGTTCCCTTGGGCAGGGAGATAGTTAATACCGCATCGTAAGATGTGAACACTTAAAATTTGCCGACAACCATTGGCAAATGCCTATTAGTCAGCGGCAGAAACCCTTGGGCAAGGTTGGGAATGGTGCACAATCTTCAAATTCGCATCTGTCGCTGACAAACGGATGAGTGGCATTGGCAACTGAAAGCAATGCGACCCTCGCAAACTTGGAGCGGATTTTCTGATTAAACATTCCGTGTACCAGGTCACTGGGGAGGTGTTGACACCAACAAGGGTTTAAATCCCTTGTCATCCACTAATTTTAAAAGGTAAAATCATGAATGAGTATTGTAAGAATTTGATTTCAAATGGTGTTCCTAGCTGGATAGTAGAGGAGGCTTATAAATTTACAATTGAGCCTTTGAAATCAACAGAAGGCTTGGTTGGAATTGATAAGGAAAATAGTGAGCTATATAGAAATGTCATTATCGCAGCCTACATTGAGGGTGCTAATGCTACATTGGAAAAAGTGCAAAGATATTATGGCGGTGAGGAACATAGTTAGACAATGGAACGAGGCAACAGGAGGATATTCGTACCGCTTCAAAGGTGGAGATATTTTCCTTCGCTTGGTAAAGGCTGATGGTATTTATGAATTGCGTAACCCTATAGGTTATGGTGTTCAAGTAGTCAAATGCAAAGACTTGGATGAAGCAGATGCAAAAGCCAAGGAAGTGCTAGAAGCTTTTTTTGAAGACAAAGTTAATATAAAAGTTATTTGATTATGGACTTAGAATTGTTGATTGATAAGATAGACTTTAGTCAAGGTGCAAGGCAGGTAGCCAAGCAAGCCTTGGAGTTGGGAATGAAATATCAAAAAGAAGGTGCTTGGCATTCTGTTGAAGAGCTGCCTGAGTATAACAGACGCATTGTCGGTCTGACCAAGGTTCGCAAGCGTTTCAAGCATCTGAATTTCTTAGGCGAGGAATGGTGGAATAGGTTCACGAAATCAAACGCCATCTATAAATGGGCTTATGTGGACGATTTAGTTTGATAGTAATCGTAGAAATCCATAATGCTATTTTGTTTTAAATGTTTGCCCCATCACTATATATAATAATGTAGTGGTGGGGATTTTTGTGTTAACGTCAGTAAATTATTGGTGTTATATGTTATGATATATTAAAGAGTAAAAGAAACACATTAAAAAGTTTGCATATTTCGGATATTCTTTGTATCTTTGCATTGTAATTAAGAAACAAGGTTACTAATTTAAAAAAGGTGAGACACACCACAAAAACTGTATGAAGAAAGTGGAAAAGAATAATGTTTATGTAGAGGTGTTGGCAAAGATTGCCAGCCTCATGGGTAGAACAAAGGAGTCTATCCAGATGTCGTCTTCAAATACTCATACGAGTATTACGATGTTTGCCGAAAATAATAGCAAGATTATTGGAAATTGGTATTTTGATGCTTCCGATAGCAAGGAGTTGGTGGATGCTACCTTCAATGGGCTGAAGGCTTTGGTTGAGTCTCTTGAGCACAATAAGAGCAATGACGGACAAGCAGCGTAAGTACATAGAAAGTCTTATCAAGAAAGTGTTTCGTAATGCAGATTCGCAGAGCGAAATACTTTCCAGATTGGATAGGGTTAAGATTTCAAGCCATCAAGCTTCAGTAATGATACATGCATTGAAGTTAGAGTGCAATATCGGTCGCTCCGTTCCGGCATATATGTTAATGGCAAACAATCTAAATCCAAAAATGGATGAGTTCTTTAGTATATTAGGGTACGATGAATGACGTATTCTTCAAGAAGAAAAGAAGTTGATATGAAAAAGGTAATTATGATAATTTCCGTTGCCGCCATTTTGGTAGGTTGCAAAGGTAAGGGTACAAGAGTCCAAATCTCGGATTCTGTTGATAAATTCAAGGTCGAGAAATTGTTTGTTGTAGATAGTATAACAGTGTACAGGTTTTATGACAATGGAAATGCTATCTATTTCACTAACCGGAAAGGTAGGGTAGATGCGACCCATTCCGAGTACAATCCGGTTACTCACACATACAATGACGAGGTTAACGAAACTTTATGTGAAGGAGACTGAAAAATGGAAAAGAGATTAACTAAGGAAGAGTTCCTTAAGGACTTATGGCATACTGCTAGCGAAAAGCCAAACATTAAGCAAGGAGAATGTTGCGTTACATGTTTGGTTAAGTTCAAAAACGGAAGTACGGAATTATGTGTATATTTCCGTAATCCAGAAGGATGGGTATGTGATGATATGACTCCTAAAGATTTTAAAAGATATTTTAAGGGATGGCTCTATATTGATGATTTACTTCCAAAGGAAGGAGGTAATCAATGAAATCATTTGTATTTGATGTTATGCTCAACGGAAGATTTGTTTGCACATTGAAGTATAAATATTGTGCGCTCTTCCCGATAGATTTTGAAGATTTAACAAAGTTCATCCTCAAAAAGAGACCTACTTTGAGAGGAAAGGACTATAGAATAGCGTTTTGATTATGAAAGAGCTTGAAGTTGGAGAAAGAGTAACTCTTGAAGTTACTGAGACTGATAAAGAATCTTGCAAAGGGTGCTTCTTTGATAGTAAGAAGTTTTGTGAAGTATGGCAGCTATACCCTTGTAGCATCAAAGAACGCTCAGACCATAAAAATGTAATTTTTAAAGAAGTTAAGGAGTAAAGAGATATGTTATACGAAACAAAACAGGGAAGTAAGGCTTATGAATACATTAAAGGTATTCTCGATGCTGAAGAGAAAGAGTATCAAGCCTACATGAAAAGAGTGGAAGAAGCCGTAGGCTTCGAGTTTGAAAAATGGCAAGGTTTTCAGTCTAACAGAACTCTCTCAAGAGAGTACAAGGTTACTGCTATATGGGTTCTTTCTGAGCGTTACGATACGCTAGATAAGAAGGTGTGGAAGAAGATAGACGGTGTAAAATTGGAGGACGGTTACTATGTATGCATTGCGCCTAACAAGCGTAGTAAGCAAGGTAAGGCAATAGCAGCAGTACTTACATCATATAAATCCTTTACTCATCATTTCAAGATATTGAAGGAACTGAATATCGAAGTTCCGCACGTCAGCCGATTCTCCATCACCCAGCTTTTACGTCACAAAGACCGCATTTTCGTTTACTTTGATGATAGTATTAGAGCTGAGAAGCAAAATCCAGACTTCGTGGAAATCACGATAGGTGAGTATGAGGATTTCATTAATAGCAAAGATTAGAGCGTATGGAAAAGTTAGAATATATTCCAGGAGATTTGGTAAAGTTTGCAACCAATACTTATACTATTGTTAATTTTGAAGAAAATTTTCTTCAAAACAAGATATGTTATGCTTTGATTTCAACTAATAGTACAAAAACAGCTTTAGTTGCAGACAGAGATATTTTACCGATTCCTCTCACTCCTGATATTCTAGAGAAGAATGGATGGAAGAAATTATATGAGAAATTCTTTGAGAAGAACGTTAACGATATTCGCTTAACAATAGAGCTTAGCGAAAATTTTTACGTTGCTATTAACAGAATCTTTATAATGGAGATACATTATATCCACGAACTCCAGCACCTCCTCTTTGGTCTAGGACTAAAACACGAAATGGAGGTGTAGGTATGAATATAATTACGTTTGGTAAATATAAAGGTATGCCAGTTACAAGGGTTCTTAGAATTGACCCAAGTTACTTTGGATGGTGCAAGAATAATGTACGTTGGTTCAAATTCTCTAAAAGAGACTACGAAATATACTTGGAATGGTTATCATTACAGCAAAATCATTTGCAATTCACAGGATATTCTGATGATATGGGTAATATTAGATTCCTTTTTAGAAAAGTGGAAGAAGGCAAGTTTAATGCTTACTCTGATACGGAATATCTTACAAAAGAAACGTGTGGTGAATATCTAAAAAGTACAAAAGAACATTATTTTAGCAAACATGTTTAACCGCCATCTGGCATAAAAGATATAATAGAATGCTTATAAGTGAATTTATTCAACAGCTTCAAGATGTTTACGATGAAGAGGGTGATATGGAAATTGCCATCAAGATAGATGATAACGACTTAGGTTCTGAACCTATTGTAGTGAAATCTACTGTTTATGAACAACTTTATATAGTTAAATCTTAACCGCCTTCTGGCATAAATAATAGCAGTATGGATAAAAATGTTGTATTATCAAACGAAGAGTTAGAATTACTCATAACAGGCTTACATTGTGTAGATGAACGTAGTTATAATTTTTATACTACAACATATACACCTTGGAGTGAAGCTAAAGAATTAAAAGAGAGTTTGCGAATAAAGCTCAAAAGAGTATTGTTAAATGTTTAACGCCATCAGACATAAATAGAAATAATATGAATTCTACAGAAACAAAGAGAATATTATTTGAGATTAGAAATAATCTTATTGACGATAAGCAGAAGCATGCTATTTGGTTAGCAATCAAAGCTATTGATTATTGTATAAGATTGAAGAGAATAAATAAATAGATAGTAATATGAAAGAATTAAGAAAGAAAACATTTAAGAATGGAGTTGTATATTGCTTACAACTAGAAGATGGTTTTTTGGTAGAAACTACAGACACGTTCTTACCTTATTATACAAAGGACGCTATTGGCAGACATCAGAATAAGCTCGATAACAACGAGCTTGGTGACCGTACAGAACGTTGGATGATTGGCGTATCAACAATGAGTGGATGCCCAGTAAGATGTAAGTTCTGTGCAACAGGTAACATGAAGCGTTATCGTAATCTTACAGCAGAAGAAATTGTTGCACAGGTTGAGTTTGCTATCAGTAAGGCTGGTGCTGATCCAAGTAAGGCCAAGGAGTTTAAGATTAACTATACTCGTATGGGCGAACCGTTCCTCAATATTGATGCAGTCAAGGAGGCTATTCGCATTATTACGGAGAAATATCCTAATACTCATCATTACGTATCAACAATTGGCATCAAGGGAAGCGACTTCTCGTTTATTAAGGGAAATATCACATTGCAGATTAGTTTGCATTCATTTGATGATGACAAGCGCAATTGGTTGATTCCTTATAAGAACAAAATGGCAATTAAGGAGTTGGGACAGATTCGCACAGAAAGCAATCTGAAGACTACAATCAATCTTACACTTGTTGACACTTCCGATTTTGATGCAGAAAAGCTGAAAAAATGGTTTGATAAGGAGCATTTCTTCGTGAAGTTGTCTCCTATTAATGTGAATAACATATCAGAGAAAAATCACCTCGGCAATGGTGTTGTAGAAGGAATTAATTTAGTATGAAAAAGGGTATTTTCAGATATAGAATTATCACAAATCTGAATTGCAACATGAATGAAAGTACAGGAGTAAACGGAAATTGTTACTTCTGTTACCAAAAGTTCAAGTCACCGTTGCGCTTGGATTGTGATAAAATGGAGAAAACATTGAAGAAGGTTGGCGTTTTGAAAAGAGCAACTATCATGGGTGGTGAGAGTTTACTTAACCCAGAATTGGTAAAGATTGTAAAGATAGTCAGCAACTATACGTCAGATGGTATTTGTCTTGTTACAAATGGAATACTGCTAAATGAGGACATCATCGTAGCATTGAAAGATGCTGGATTAACTGAGGTTGCTATCAGTGTGTCTTCTATCGAGCAGTACGAAAGACGTAGAGACATGGCACTTCAGTGTAAAGAGATTATTCCAAACACAAGAATAAACATTCCTAAGTGTAAGGAAAGCTTGAATCCACAATTGTTGGAAACAATACTGGAAGATGGCTTCTATAGCATTGTTTGTGAAGATTTACAGGCTAGATATGGTGAGATAAGACTCCCAAAAGGTTCTGTAAAGGTTGGCGATGACGGGTATGGATTTTACGATTACAAGTGGAATGGTCATACATTTGGAGTATTTGGCAATTATGGGAAGTACAACCGAAGTGATATTATCGTAACTCCTCTTGGAAATTTCTGCGATTGGGAAAAGTACTGCAAGGCCGTTAAGAACAATGAACTTGTAAGAAGAAACAATCATATTGATGATGACAAAATTGTGCATTGATTTCGGGAGTGGCTATAATCCAAAGACTGGATATAAAACTTGCGATGTAACAACCCTTCCACAATTGGACTTCCTGTATGATGGAAAAGATGAGATTGTCGGACTAAGAGAAAAATCAGTAGATGTATTCTATCTAAGAAACGTTGTTCATCATATCCCAGACTTACAGAGAACCTTCACAACCTTGAAGAAGTATCTGAAGGTAGGTGGAAAGCTGGTTATCATTGACTGCAATCAAGGTCATTACAAGACAAATGTATTTCTTGACAATTTGTGGTATAGATTTGTTGGCAACAACCACGAAATCTTTATCAGTAAACAGTATAGAGATTACATCAATGTTTTGATCAAGTTAGGCTTTAAGCAATTATATTATAAATCATTTAAAGAAAAGGAGATTACTAAGTATGAATGCAATTAAGAATCAATTGGAAAAGATGGGTTACGATTATGCAGTAGCAATCGCAACAAAGGCTGAAATTGAGAATGGAGCTGCTTGTGGTCAGCTCGCTATTATTTGTGAGTAAGTAATTAATCACCCTCTCCTGTAAAAGGGAGAGGGTAAAAAGAAAAGAATATGAGATTAAGTGAATATAAAGCAGGTACTATCTTAGTTGCTAGTGATGGTAAAGTGTTTATCCATGATGGCTTTGTTAACGCTGATGGATATGGTGTGATAATTGGTGAGGATTCTGATGGAATGATTCAGAAATCCAATGGTATTGGCAATTGGATGAAGGGTCACATTAAAGGTGTTGCGACAAAAGAACAGATTAGCGAGTTCTTTGCCAAGGTTCGTAAAACACAGAAAATTATCAATTACTAAGGAGGGTAAAAAAAAGAAGAGAATATGGATTTAGTAATTACAATATTATGTTGGATTGCATTAGGTGTTATATCTGCTTATCTGTTAGCAATAATAGGTAAAATAATCTTTGATGCTGCAACCGCTGATTATAAGTTATACAAGCATGTAAGATTGTGTCGCAAGAGATTGCTAAGACAGCGATATGAAGATTACGCTTGGCTGTTACTCCAGTTAGAGAAAGATACGGAAGTTTTCAATCTTACTCATAACACAAGAGATTGGACTTTTGAAGATTGGAGAGAATTTTATCTTAAAAAAGCTAAGGAGGATAAGCAATGACTATAACAATACCAATGTGGCTACTATATGTCGTAGGAGGCATTGTAGCAATCGTATTATTATTTTGTTCGTATGTTGGAATAATTTTTCTGTGGGGTTTTTATGACCCTTTTAAAAAAAAATAGAAAATGAGCAAAGATAAAGCGATAGTTCACATTAATAATGTTTCCAAGATGATTGGCTTAAAAAGAATAAAATTAAGTGAAGGCACTATAATTCATATTCAAAATGAGTTAGTCTTGGCACTTAAAGAGTTGGAGGATAGAATATGATACAAAAACAGACATGGAAGGATGAAATCAGAATTTTAATAACTGATGAAGAAAATCATGGCTCTGTTCAAATATCTATTCCATTATATGTTAGTGATATTTTCGGCAAGGCTGATGCTCTAATATACGCTCTTTGGGTTGATGTTGTTTATAGAAGAAATGGTGTTGCACAACGCCTGTTACAACTCGCAGAACAACAGGCTAAGTTAAATGGAGTGAAGACAATCGGATTGGAATTTGTTAAAGATGAATCTGATAGATTTGTTCTAGATTGGTATCTCCGTAGTGGTTATAAACCATTTGATAAGAAAAGTAATTTATTAATTAAAAAAATATAGTATTAGTTATGTCATGGTTAGCAGTAGATAAAGGTGGCTGTGAACATATTTTTGCAGAAAAACCTTGCAGAAATGAAAGTAATACATTATGGATTTGCTCTGTCGTATATTTATATGGGCAGAGGTACGCAAATACCGGTTGCTGTTACCTTCCTAAAGGAAGCATTAAGAAGCTTATCGGAAAAGAATTGTCTTGGAAAGATGAGCCTGTCGAACTTAAAAGAATAAGTAATGAATGAAAAGATTCAAAAATGTCAAACTTGTTATTATGATAATAGGTGTTATTGGCAAGAGTTAGCAGACCATATTCCTATGGATTGCAATGACTATAAAAAGAGGGATAGGAAATGAGCAAAATGAACGTCAAAAAGTCTCTTCTAGATGTTGTTAAAAGCAATAACTTAGAGATACTAAAAATAGATTTATTCAATGATTTTGAGTTGTTCGTAAGGGAAGGCACTAGGGAACGTAATGAGTATTGCAAGACTTATGCAACATTAGACGATTTGGATTTTGATGTAGAGGCTTTCTTGCTTAATGATGAAGTACGTGGAATTGTATACTGCCAAGATAAAGACACAAAAGAACCAGTGTGGATTGAACCTTGGAGTGACGAATGCTATTCTTGGTGGCAGATTAGTAGAGTTCCTTCCTTCTATAAGGATAGACTTAAAGATTTAAATATGAAAAAATATGAGTAAAGTATCGGCACTAACAATTATTGATGATATGATTGAAAACTATACTAGAATGATGAACGCAGGAAATAAGAAAGTTCTTGTAGTTCACGCTAGAAGTTTTCTAAAACTAATCAAGCAAGAGTTAGAACTTAAAGAAGAATAGTTATGGAAAGAATATTCGAAGTAAATATTAGAGTTACTATTGATTCTAAGTGCAATGATAGTGACGATAATATTATAGAAGAACTTATGTATGGAGCAGATAAATATTTCTATCCATATTGTTGTAATAATGAACATATAGAGCATACTAATAGTACTGCTCATAAATTAAATAAAAAATGAAATCCCTTATCGAAGACACGTATTATTTGGAGATAAAAATAAGTAGCATATGGAAATTGTAATTTTATATATAAGTATTAGTCTTATTTATATATTACTTGCTTGCTTAGATGGAGAGGATGTTAAGCCAAAATGGAAACAATGGTTAGCTGATAAACTAGGTATCAAACCAAAGATAGAGGTTAGATATATAAAGCCACAAGTTATTAAGCTTCATTCAAGAGTTACAATGTCAAACTTTGAAATGCAATACTATTGCCGTGACAAATCTGGCATGGAGCAATTGAAGAGAAGAGCAATAGAAAGTGTGTATGATGACATTCTTAGGGAAATGAAGGCAAATGGATTGGTTTCCATTTCGCAATATAAAGACATCTATACAAATAGCACAATTTATGAGGGGACATGTAATATTTATAAAAACAAGTAGTATATGAAGATAAGACAAGCTAAGAAAATCTTGAATATGATGGAGAGAGGAACGGACACACGTTACTTCGATTCAAAATATACATTCAAGAAAGAGAGTAGATTCATTCCTAGATTAAAGAATCTCTATCAGAAAGCAACTATCAGATGGAATAAGGTAAATATGCCGAGTGCCAACGTTAGTTTGTTTCGTTCAATTTTGAGAACTTCAAAGGAATGCAGTCGTTGTAAACATTTCAATGGTATGCTTGCAGGAAGATGTACTAAACTACATAAGTATGTTGAAAGCAGCGATTGGTGTCATGGAATTTTTTTTGCAGAAAGTGAGGTTGACATGAAAATAAGACAAGCTAAGAAGATAATGAAGGAAGTCTATAAAACCCGATATTGGGCTTATAGGCAAGGCTATTATTGTGGCAAGATGGATGCAGGAAAGCTAGCCGGAGACCATCGTTTGTTAAAGGCTATGCGTCTTACAAAGAAGTGGGAAAGCCGCAAGATACGAAATGATGTGAATAAAATACTGGAGAAGAATCCGTTCAAACTGAGGGGTCTTCAACGTAGTGTTTTAAGATTGAAAAGATATGGATGTAGCAAAGCTTAATCAGGAAATTTTAGGCGTAGATTTGGAATACAAAAACGTCTATATTGATGCGGAGAATACGAGGATGATACGTGCCAAATTACCTGATGGGTATTGCGATCTGGTTCGCACAAATGTGTGGAATGGTCGTGTGAATCATCCGGAAGAGCATGATATTGTAAAATATACGGCAATCTCTTGGTATAGAGAAGAATTTGTCGGTGGAGTTGATTTAGGTCGCAACTACATGCATGCTAAATATAAGTTCTTCGAGTTGGTTGTGAATAAAAAATATATTTTGGAAATGAAACATAAGAAAAATGAAAATGCTAGATAATAAGTTAGTCATAGATATTCCTAAAGGAATGGAAGTGGACGTTGAAAAAAGTGATTTGAAAGCTGGCATTATAGCATTTAAGAAGAAGGAAATCAGCTATGCGGATGTTTTATCTGCTTTAGCTGGTAAAGGTGTTTGTCCTGCCGATATAAAAGTTCCTGAAATGATTGCTGGAAAGATAATCGCATTAGCTAGGTTAATGACTATAGCTAAGTACTATAATGGAGATTGGAAACCGGACTGGAATTCTCAAGAATATAAGCATAATATCATGCGAACCAGCGAATATGGTATTACTTCTTGTGGTAATTATAACGAAGGTGCTATTTACTTCAAGAACAAAGAAGATGCCCAAGCCGTTATTGATAATCCGAATTTCAGAAGCATTCTTGATGCAATCTATAAGGACTAAGGCTTATGAAGGAAATGTTTTTTAAGAATGTAAAGTTCCGTGAAGTTCAGCATTTGGCATTCTCGGATGAATATATAACTGCATACGTATCGGTGAACCATGTTCCTAAGATACACCTAAGTGTTAACACACCTCGTGATGAATATGGGTTTGCGAAAGGTAAATCAAAGCGTTACTTTAGAGTGGGGTTTGGAAAATGGCTCACCGAACGAGCGTTTGTTAAGAAATATTTTAGTGAAGAATAAATGAATATAAAAAAGTCAGATATGGAAACTGAGATTAATATAGCGGAAATCCTCAAGGATAAGCCAGAAGGTACGAAACTCTGGACTGATATGTTTGGAAGTGTTACGTTATATGTCGTTACTGATGCATGTGATGCTTTTCAAGTTAAGCATCATAATAAAGATCCATGGTTCGATAAAGACGGTAAATTGTACAAGGAAGGAGTTTTGTGCATCTATCCTAGCAAATCAATGCGTGATTGGGAAAAATTCTCTTGGAAGAAGGGCGATGTTCTTATCAGTGATTGTGGATTTATGTGCATTTTCAAAGAATGGGCATCTGATGACTATACAAAGTTCAACGGATGTTATTTTGATGCCACGCCAAATACAGAAACGGCTAAGTATAGCAAGGTGGATAACAATATTGCCTATGGTTATATCAGAGATATTGAGAAAAGATGTGGCGGTAAGTTAAACCTTGAAACTTTGGAAATTGAGAAGGCTCAGCCTGAGTTCAAGGATGGGGATATAGTAACTATGCATAAGGAAAACTGTGATATAGTTTCCATTTTTAGTAGACTGAAAACTGAAGGTTCTTTCTATTATTACGCTTTCCATGCAATCCAAACAAATAATACAGGTGTAATGGATTGTTATACTACATTGCCTCGTGCGTGGACATTTTTTGAGGGCAAAATGAATTTTGCCACTGACTCCGAGAAGCAGCAACTCTTTGATGCTCTAGCCAAAGAAGGCAAGGCTTGGGATGCTGAGAAGAAACAGATTGTGGATTTGAAGCCAAAGGTAGAGCTGAAACCATTCGATAATGTGTTGGTTAGACATCAAAAAACTGAGGAATGGCGTGCAAATATATTTAGCCATACAGATAAGACAGATGAATATCTTGACTATGTATGTGTTAATGGTAGATGGGAGTTCTGCATCCCTTACGAAGGCAACGAATCATTGTTAGGTACAACTAAAGATGTGGAGGTAAGTTATGGACGAAGCTTTTAAGAAAGAACTTATAGAGCATTGTAAAAGGCAAATGCAACGCTTTGAGAGAATGGGAAGAACAGATTCTTTCGCATATAAAGAACATGCTGTTTTACTTAGTTTTCTTGAACGTTCATATTTACATTTTTAATACAACAATAGTTATGATAGACGATAAGAAAGTAAAAGAAGCAGCAATGCAACACAGTAGATGGCTCAGTAGTAACCACGAAGAGCCTACTGCTTCTGATAGTTTCATGGAAGGTGCTCGCTGGGCTATCAATGAATTCTTGAAGGACTTGTGGCATCAAACAAATAAAGAGCCAGAAGGATATGATGAATGGACATTGCTGCACTATAGTGTAGGCAACTATTATTCATTAGCCCAAGTCAAAGAATTCAAGTCTTGGAAAGGATTTGTTGAGAATATGCCTATAGACGGGTGGCTCTATATTGATGATTTATTCTCAAAGGAAGGAGGTGAATGCAAATGACCGATGCAGAATTTAATAAGTTTGTGCTTATGCTAGAGAATGAAGCGTTTCGGTTTGCAAGAAGTCAAAACGTATTTAAGGAGCATCGAGTGGTGATAGAGCAGTCTTTCAAGATAGGAGGGCTGTTCATTCTTCGAGAGTTGGAAAAGTATTTTAATCAAAAGAAGTAAGCTTATGAAAAAAGTTTCCTTGACTGATGATGAGTTAGATTTGCTTATTATCGGGCTTCATTGCGTAAATAGGTCTAATTATAATAATTACGGACGATATTACGATTCATATGACAAAGTGTCGCAAATGAAGGAAGAAATTAGGATTAAACTTAAGAGGGCATTGTATAATTTTTAGTTTTGAATAGTAGTTTATATATATTAAGATATGGAATTAAAGATAAAAACGCATCATGCGTTACCTTGCCGTACAGAGGTATTCACTATCAATGGAAAAAGTGCTGAACAAAATGATTTTGGTGATACATATGACCATCATCATGAAGATGCAGAGCCTTATGCTTGTGCCGATATGCACTTTGACCCAAAGCCTCCAACAAAGGAAGTACTAAACCGCTATAATATAACGGAAGAAGAATATTATAACATCTGCAACGAATTGGAATGCAAACTATGCGTAGGTAGTTGCGGATGGTGTATTTAATAGATTTTAGAATAAATAATATAAGCAATGACAAAGGAAGAAATATTGGAAAAGGCATCCGATTTTGAGGATGAAGATGAGTTCGTGAAGTGTGATAGATTGCCGTTCACTGAGGAATGGTGGCTTTTACATCAGCTAGTGTATATTGGCTTGTCTTGTACCTATACAGGTCGTGGTTATATAATTGAGAAACTTAAAGATTAGTAAAATGGAAGCAAATGATTATTTGAAAGCCATGCAAGCTATGGACGAATTGGATAGACTTGTAACTAGTGTTTATCCGGATAAGTTCAAGTTGGTCTGCAAGAAGCATGGAATAGATGAATGCGAGGCGATGAACATGTATTCGTACTTGCAAAAGATGCATAAAGGTCAGTCTTGGTTAGTTAGATACAAGCCATTGGAATATCTAGAGCGTGTATTAACACTAGCCAAAGAAGCTTATGCGTCTTACATGAACAACGGCTTGATTCTAAGTATGGTCAATTTTGGTGATAAGTACACAAGAATACTTGTAATATTTGAGAAAGATGGCGTAAGAAGCCAACAAGAATTTGACCTTAGAGAGCAAAGAACATATGTTGATATAGCGGACTTTATTGGAAATGGTTACTCCATCGTATCTGTTATCCGTCAGTCTGACAATGTTGATAGCGAAAATTTTGTTGGAGAAAAGGATGAGCGAAGTCATAGTATTTCTATTTACGATGGTGATGTAATGCTTTGTTACGTGAATAAACCGGAATTTTGGAGTTCCGATTGGCGTAATAGCGGACTTTATATTTGTGAGAACGGCTCATATCATAGATTGCTATACACCCCGAATAAGGGGTACGTAAGACATGGAGAGCCTGATGTAGATGAAGACTTCACCCTTGATATTGGGGAAGAATCCTTCAATAGTTATGTTATGACTTTAAGCCAGTCTTGGTATAAGTTGGGTAATGTTCATGCAGGTATAGGCTTTTTGAAGGAGAAAGAATAGAAGAGTAAAAGGAGAGGAATATCATTTCCCCTCCTTTGCCCTAATCTCCAGCTCGATAGGCTTGCCGCAATGGGGGCAGATGATAGCCGGATGCGATAAGGTTTCACCATCAATAGCAAGGAAACTAGATGGCGAGCAACCACAAATACTAGCTATTTGTTCTACTTTCGCAAATGAAATTGAGCCATTATTGATTTGTTGCGATAAAGCTGATTGGGTAATACCTAACTTTTCAGCTACAGATGAAATGGTTTGCCCATGACTCCTAATTATTTTCTTTAAGTCCATACCTTATTATATATAAGTGAATACTAATATTTATTATGCTGCAAAGATAGCTTATTTTTTTTTAACTGCCAAAGAAAAAGAGTTAAATATTAGAATTAGCTAATAATTAGTGAATAAATGTTTAGAAATAGCTTATAAGTGTTAAACAAGTGGTAATATTAGAAATTTCTTATAGAAATATTTGGTAATATTAGAAAAAACTACTATCTTTGCAATGTCTTTAAGAGATAAAGGCTTTAAAGTTTAACTATTAATTGCTGCTATGCAGCCGAGTCGGCACTCGTAAAACGGTTTGAGGATATGACTACTTCAATTAAGAACAAGATGAGAAAGGTAATGCAGTTAGCACATAGAGCCTATCAGTTGAAATCAAGTTCAATGTCTTGGGTTGAGTGCTTGAAACAGGCTTGGCAGGTTGTAAAGCTTGAGTCAGCGATGAAGACCAAGGTAGTAGAGTTCTTCTTTATGAAGATGAATGGTGAGGTAAGACAAGCCTTTGGTACTCTCCTTCAGAGCCACATTGACTATACTCCAAATGGTACAGGGCATGCAGCATCAAGAGATTGCATCCGCTATTGGGATGAAGCAAAGGGCGCATGGAGACAATTCAAGGCTTACAACTTCTTGCGAGTTGCATAAAGATATATTCACGTTCTAAGGTGTTTGGCGAGGCTTAATAGGGGGTGTGCCTTTAAACACCCCTTTAGTTTAGGACTTTTAAAGTATTTGAGATATGGAGACAATTGCTAAGTGTTTGAAAGAAGTGTTCTACAAAGGGCATCATATTACCAAGGTGGAGGACGTATTCGGTCAGGTTGCCGTTCGCATTGATAATGTTGTTGAACCAGGCTATGCTAGCATAGCCGATGCAAAACGAGTAATCAATGGTAAAGCCCCTAAATGGTTTACGGATGGTTATATGTGGGACGAAGACAGCAAGAAGGTTGTAAAAGACACTAACGCTTTTCGATGGGAGGAGTAAGAAAATGGATGAGAATTTCTTGAATGTGCTCTATATCGAGCACACAGACAAAATAGGCGTTTTAAAGGACGATAAGGAAGAAAGGGTATCTATTATCCTAGGTACGGATAAAACGCTTGTAGAACGCAAGAGAGAGGGCAAAACGTACCTTCTTGTACCTTTGACAAAGAACCATACCTTTGTCTGCAAGGGTAATAGTATTGATGTGGATGGTGAGCGGTTCGATTCGGACATCTTTTTCCGCAAGGACGCTTGTCAGTGGATTGAGATTAACAAAGAAATGCTATTCAAGGTAGCGTAATGAATAAGGAGGTTTAAGCGATGAAAGTATATGTAGTAATATCTTCATACCAACATGGACTGGGTGAGGCAGTTGAGGTTGACGCAGAAGTTTTCTCTACCATAGATAAGGCAAGAAAAGCGATAAGACACAAAGGGAAGAACACTTTGGAAAATTACAAGCGAGTTTTGAATTGCGATGATTATCAATACAATATCTCAGGTTCTTTCTTCCATATCTCAGACAGCGAAGGAGAAACGTGGGATAATTTCGATATTGTAGAGCAAGAATTAAAGTAATATAGTTATGAAGATTAATGAAATCAAAAATATCTTAGATTATGCAAAGGAGTGCGGTTGCATTGCAGGAATTTCACTCTCTAATGGGCAGTTAACTCATGCAAACTTTAGCAAATCAAAGTTATTTGATTTTACTGCCGATGTTCTTTATAACAAAAAAAAGCATTTGATAACTATACTTGGTGAGAACGGAAACAGAGATTACATTGATAGTGACTCTATCATACGTATCTTTATTAGAGAAGGTGTTTAACAATTAATTATAGGAGAATATGGATGCAGGTCATGTGAATGTGATATTAGGCGAAGCCGAGGACAAAGGTCTTAGAGGAAGTATCAACTTGGTAGGTGGAGCAAAAATAAGTTTCGACTTCAATAGTGTTGGTGGTGAAACCTCTTTCAATTGCAATACAAAGAACAGAACACTTATGATTGGAAGTGGAAGTACAGTAGTGTTTACACGTAAATATATTGATTGTAGCTCTATCCAGTATATTGAAGTGTTTGAACGTACAAACTAATTATAGGAGACAAGAATATGAATGTACTAGACTATTATGAGGTTGTCACCTCAAAGATTTTCAAGTTGGAAAGCATGAACGAGGGGCTTGTATTGATAGCACCGGAGCAGGAGGTGGATGGAGTCCGTTCCTTGATGGTGGGATTATATGTGCCAGAGCATGAACGATACAAGATGTACACTTTCCGTTCATCTATGAACGAGGGCGAACTTGGCGACAAGTACAAGGCGATGGTCGCCACGATGGATGTGCTAAAACCGGATTGGGACAGAATCAGAAAGAAAAGACGGAAGAGGTTCTAACCTCTTACCGTCTGTAGGATGCAAGCTATTTCAAGATTATTTTTAGAAAACATGAAAATAAATTAGAGTTTCCTTGTATTTCTCGAAGGTTTTTGTTACCTTTGCGGATGCAAATAATAAAACAATGAGCTTATGAAAGTATTATCAATTCGTCAGCCGTATGCTTGGTTAATCGCTATCGGCTGCAAGACCATTGAGAACAGAACATGGAATAGAAAGTTCCGTGGTCGTTTCCTTATTCATGCTAGCCAAGCCAAACCCGAAAAACTTGACGGATGGCAGGAGAGCGCAATGAAGAAATATTGCCAAGAGCATGGTATTGTTATTCCAGACTTCAAAGACTTGCCAACGTCAGCCATTATCGGCAGCGTAGAGTTGGATGATATTCAATTCCATGAGGCTTATCCGGATGCATTTGCTGAAGATTTCCAATATCATTGGTTCTTGAAGAATGCTAAATTGTTCGATAAGCCGATTAGAAACGTCAAAGGCAAGTTATTCCTCTGGGATTATGAGTATAATGAAGCCGAAATGTAAAATAACAATACTTTTGTAATAAAAATACAAGTCATTGAAAATTAGCGCAAAAGTGTTTGTTCTCCGATGGGTTAGATAAGAAGTAAATGTAAAAATAAAGAAAGCCTCAACCTCTAACGAGATTGGGGCTTTTACAGTTGTCCTAGTGTGTCTCACCATTATTATTTCGTTCAATCAAAGGTAAGATACCTTTCTCCTTTAGGAACTCATAGAGAAAGAAACGCCCTTTTTGAGTCCATTTCGTGTTGTATTTGATGGTTTGTTTTCCATCATTGTGCGTAATGGTCACTGGCTCGCTATTCACATATCCCTTATCCAAATATTGGCGGTACAAGACCCATTGGTCAGAAACCTTGTGCTGGATACCATGCTCATGCAACAATTTGTTGAATGCTTGCGGACTCATTCCGTAATCCTGCGCCATTGATGTAATCACGCTTGTGCTCTTGTTCTTCATCATCACATCGAAGTAAGTAGTCTTAGGCTTCATTGTTGTAATCTGTGCGCTCAGTCCGACAATCTCCTGCGATGCCTTGGCAAGTTCCTCTCTCTGTTGCTTGTTCTCCAAGGTCAGCACTTGGTTCTTCTCGAACTGGTCAGCCCAAGCTCTTGCTGCTATAGCCGGATTGGTGAAATCGGGCAAAGATGGAACACTCTGCATTCTTACCTTTTTCTCAACCTCAATGAAGTACTTGCGAATCATCCTACCTTTCTCATTGTTCTCAATCATACACAACTCCTTCGCCATGTCTAAAGATAGGGCGTACTCCTTGCTTGGTCTGCCACCTTTTGAGTTTTTAAGATTTTCCTTAAAAACCTCATAGTCTTGATTTTCAACGAATCCGTACTTTTCAATACGCTCTTGAATCCAATTCGCAAATTGATACTTGCTACCCAACTTTTGGTGCAGCTCTCTTGCATTGATGGCTTGCTTACCATCACGTTCTTCTACCTTGATGAGTTCAAAGCCTTCAACCTTGATTTTCTCACTTTGATTTACGAATGCTCCCAGCATGGGTGCATCATTCAAATTCTTTTCTAAAAAATCTTTCATATTAAACAATTTAAATATTATAAGTATGGTTTCTTGCAAATAGGAAAGCCCCGTCCACCATGTTGTGAGAGAGGATGGACAGGGCTTGTTTCGCCTACCCACAAATGTAACGGAATGGGCTTGACGAAATATGACTCCACGCTTGGAGCTTATAACCATTTGTTTAATATGTCTTCTTTATTCGTCAGTCGTGTCCGTTACTTCACAACCATTATTACTTTCGGCTGCAAAGTTAATGCTATTTTCTTTAACTTGCAAACACTTTAGTGTTTTGTTTAAAACATTAACGTTTGTTTTACTTTGGAGGACTTCTGTCCTCGCCAGCACGACCAACTATTTCGGCACGATGCTGCACATTACTTCTTCTTTCCATTGCTCACGAAATTTAATAGTTAAACTTCAAAGATAATGTGCAGTTGTTTCGGTGTGCCTCACGAAATCTATTACAAATCACACTCGTATGAGTATTGCTTTTTCAGCTTGTTCAATGCGTTCTCGGTAACGTAGTAGATGTTATCGAAATATTCGCTTTTCTTGATGCTTCGGCTTTCTTTCAGCTCTACCTTGTGATTGAATGTCACTTCGTAGCGGTTTGCGATGCTTGTAATCAAGAAATCAACCTCACGCTTATGTCTGTCCAGATCGGTCTCTTTATACTCACCACGCTTGATAAATGCGTCCTTGTTCGTCTCTTCGATGGTAGCAACCATGTTGCCTTGCATCACTATAATCTTTGCGCTCATATCTAGTTTCTTTTTAATCGTTAATAACCTTGTTAAGCAACTCTAATCAAGTTGTAGTTCTTGAATTGTCTCCATTCTCCCTTGACCTCATCCCAATACTTGGTGCAGTCCTTGCAAGCGTAACCCTTGCCGTTTGGAGTGTAGTCAATGTGACTATCCATCAATGTGCCGAAAGCCTGACGAATCTCACCATTCATTTTCTGAAAATAGAACTCAACGACCTGCTTCTTCATGCGAGCCTTCAGCTTGATTACCTGCCAAGCTTGCTTCAAGCATTCTGTCCAACTCATGTAAGCACCCTTAAGCTGAAATGCTCTGTGAGCCATATTCATCACTTCTCTCATCATATTCTTAAATGTAGTAGCCATAATCTTTCAATTTTAAACGTTAAACTTAAATTACTTACTTTGCAAGTCCGATGCTCTCACGCAAGAAGCTCTTGGCCTCATCGTTGTTCATATTGAGCTTAGTTGTTATCATATTCAACATTCTATCAACGTCCTTTTGGGTGTTTATCCTGTTGCTTACGAACTCTATCATAACGAACTTCTGAATCAAGTTTCTTCTTATCATTGAAGTAGTCATATTGCTATACCGTTTTACGAGTGCCGACTCGGAGGTGCAACCTCAACTAAATTAATAATGTTCTTGTGACCTTTGTTTCTTAATCACGATGCAAAGGTAACATATTTACGTTACACTGCCAAATATTTTAGAGAGAAAATGTAACGTATTTATGTTAATTAACAAATATTCATCTGTAACGTACTATTCTTTAAACTTCGTTAATACTTTTACGTATATATGCTACATTTCAAAGATTATTCTTATCTTTGCAAGAAAATAACAATGTAACGTATTAAGTATTATGAGATTTAAAGATGTTCTTAATAAATATGGTGTAACGCAACAAGACCTAGCTGACCGGATGGGTATGAATAGAGTTTCAGTTTCCCGTTTACTTAGCGAGAAAAACGACTTGCGTATATCAACTATCGAAAAAATAGCAAACGCTATAGGTTGTCCTGTTGCGGAATTATTTGGTGAACAGAACAAAGAAGATGCTATGAGTGATTTCATCGCCCTAATTAAACAAGGTGGTGAGTTGTATTCCGCATCGTCCATCGCTGAGGCTAGGGTCGTGTTGGATAAGTTGGAAAGTGTTAAGTAACGTGGGGCGTTCCCCATCAAGTTCAATAATTAAAAGTATGGGATTATGAAGAAAATTCTGTTGATGTCCTTATTGTTTTCTTTTTTGTTGGTAGGTGTAGGTTGTAGCAACAAGAAGAAGGAATTAACAATAGAGGAGCAAATTGCAAGGAATGAATTGGCTGAAAAAATCATGTCAAAGAATCGTTGTGCTCAGATACGTGATATTGTTCTTGAAAAGTATTTTGGTAAAGATTGTAAATTACAGAAAAGTCACTTTACTGATTTATCAAAGAATTATGATTATGGTGAGTTTCAAGATGAAGGAATAGTCGATGGTGTCATTGATGGTAAAAATGGCACTTTTAACTTTACAATAAATGTTTCAGTTCCAATAACTTCTCCTGATGATTGGGAACTAGAAAGTTTATTTGTTAAAGATAAAGATAAAAAACATTATGTGTATGCTATAGTTCAAGGAAAATGGAAAGACCCAAAAGAAATTGAAAGAACAATATCTTCAATTTCTTCTGAAGAATCAGATGCTACATCATCTTCTACAAGCGAAAATAACGTATATGTTTCAGATGATGATTTACATTCTATTGAAAACGCACTTCAAATGGAATGGGATATTAGTAATGCTTCTAGTGCTGTAGGTGCAGAAAGTTCAAATGTCTTCAGGGTCAAAAAAGAAAGTGTCAGTGGAAATGAGGTAACTGTTTCTTATTCTTTGCGTTCAACCTATGGTGGTCAGAAGAAATTCGTTGATTTGCATGGTGTTGTCAAGAAGAATAGTGATGGCTCTTGGAGTGTCGTAAACTTAGGATATTAACAATTTAAATAAATGTGATTATGAAGAAGAAAGTGATAATTGCCATCATCGTAGCTATCGTTGTGATAGGTGGCGGAATTGGTGGCTACGTGTACCATTCCAACCAAGTTAAGGATGAAAAAATGGCTAATTACAAGAAGGCGTTGTCTGATTATCGCTTCAATAGCAATAGACTAATATATTCTTTGGATTTCGTAGCAACGGATTTTGTTATTAATTGGAACTCAGCCATAATGAATAAAAAGGCTATGAACGCAAAGAATGAAATAGTTCCTTGCTCTGATTTTGAAGATGCCGTTTCTTCTCGATATGCCTTCTATGATAAGTATGGTGCATATAAGATTTTGGATAGTGTGTATGTTTCATTAGGAAAGCATTTGGAAAAGATGCGTGTAAATTCTAATGAAGACCAGCAAAAAATCGTGGAAAGCTGTAGTGATGAATACAAGGAGTTGAATAATGCTATTGTTCTTGTAAAAAAGCCTTATGGCGCATTGGTGCAATATTCAAAACAGAAAGGAGACTTGTTCTTTAAACTTTATGCTTTTGATAGCGAATTGGCTAAAGTTTCCCCATTGGAAGAAGATAAGGGCGATGAGAGAACAAAAGCAATGAATATGGAATTATACGGAACGCATTTGTTTGTTACGGCTGACTTTGACAAAGAACCGCAAAAGGCAAAAAAGCAAAGTTATACGTTTAGTAACATTTCAACAAATTGGGTTTATTTGAAATGACATATATAAATAAGGTGTAATTTTAAAAATAAGTTTCTAAAAGAAAATATAGTTTAAAAGAATAAAGAAATACACTAAATAATTTGCGTGTTTCAGAAATTATGCTTACCTTTGCAAACGAAATCAGAAATGGTTTTGTAGCTTCCATATTGCATTCTCTACATTAGCGATATTGGTAGCTACGTTTATACATAAGGCAATAGCTTTATAAGCTAGAAGTCATTAAATGAAGTGCAGTGTACAACAGAAAAGTGGTGTGAAGTGTAGTGGAGTGCGGTGAAGTCTAGTGTAGTAGGGTAAAGTGCAGTATGGTATAGTAAAGTATAGTACAGTATGGAGAGCCATCCTTTGGGGTGGCTCTTTTTTGTACCCAGCCTTAATTTTTGCACTTAAATCTTTTGTGAAATAGCACACATTAATTCTTTCGTTATTTCTTTGATTATTAGTTAATTTTGCCAATAAAACATAAAATATGGCAGAATTAAGATTCGATGTCAAAGCGAATTTCGAGGAGGTTACGAAACTTCGTTCCGAGTGCGAAAAGTTGAGGGCTGAGTTGTTGAAGACCAATAAGTCAACCGACCCAGCTATTGTTGCGGATTTGACGGAAAAATATGCAGATGCAAGCAATCGCTTAAAGGATTTAACGCAAGCAGCTTCAAGAGCCGCTTACGTGATGTCTTCTGAGTTTAATAAGAAGATGCAAGCAGCCGCAAGGGAAGTTTATAGCTATGAACTTCAAATGCAAGCTACCAAAGACCGAATAGAAAAAATCCAACAGCAAATCACGAACAAGAGATTAACTCTTGGAGTAACTACGGATAAGTCATCCATAGAGTCTTTGCAGAAGAATATTGACTATTTGAAAGGTTCTTTGGCAGGTCAAACTGCGCAATTAAAGAACTTAGAAGGAGGTGCTGTCGGTGCTCGTCAGACCTTGGAGAACATGCGGAATGAGTATGTTTTGTATGCAGGTTCAGCAAATCCGGCAAAAGATGCCACAAATATGTTGACCGATAGCATGAACCAAATGATAGAACGCATGAAGTCTGCTCCTACTGCCGGAGAGGGTATGTCTAGCTTGTTTCAAAGGGTAACTGGTGATGCTCACATGCTTTCGGCTGCTTTGCTTGGCGGTTTAGGATTTGAACAACTGACAAGTAGTATTTTCAATACTCGTTCCCAATTCCAACAACTTGAAATATCTTTCAATACCATGCTTGGTAGTTTGGATAAGTCCAAACAATTGATGGATGAACTTATCCAAACGGCAGCTCATACGCCTTTCGATTTGTCCAGTGTTACGAGCGGTGCAAAACAACTTTTGGCATACGGAACGGAAGCGAAAGATGTTAACAAAACCCTTGTCCAGCTTGGTGACATTGCTTCGGGCTTGAACATTCCGCTTGGAGACCTTGTTTATCTTTATGGAACGACCGTTTCGCAAGGAAGAATGTTTACAGTGGATTTGCGTCAGTTCATGGGTAGAGGTATTCCTTTGGCAGAAGAGTTGGGTAAAATTTTACACCAAAACACAACGGAGGTTCAAGAGTCTGTTTCCAAGGGTAAAGTGACATCAGACATCTTCAAGGAAGCTATCGCCAACATGACGCAAGCAGGTGGACGCTTCGGAGGCTTGATGGAACAACAATCAAAGACCTTTGAGGGTCAGTGGAGCAATATTGGTGACTCCATCCAGCAGATGTTCAACGAAATCGGCAAAAAATCCGAGGGCGTGTTCTCTAGTGGATTGTCAATTATTTCTGCTATGGTAGAGAATTGGCAAGAGGTAATAAAAGTTATTGGCGTAGCTACAGTAGCCGTTGGTTCTTATCGTGCATCATTAATGGCGGCTGCTTCTATTCGCAAAGCAGAGGAAGCGCAACAAGCCGATGATATGATGAAGGGAATTGATGCTGAAATCAAGCGTTTGCAAGACCTAGAGAACTCAAACTACAAGTCGCTGGGTAAGGACAAAAAGCAAGAGCGAGTAAGCAAACAACAAGACTTGGCAAGTATTGTTGGAGATACTGCTGTGTCCGATGACTTTGTAAAGGCAAGGTTAGATGCAGCCGAGCAAGAGGGCGTTATTTCGGCACAAATGCGTTCCCAACTAGAGACGAAACGTGAACTTTTACAGGCTCAGCAACAAGCAACAGCACAAAGCCAGATAGAACTTGATGAAGAAAAAAGAAAGACCGAGGAACTTCGTCAACAAAAAATAGAGTCTCTTAAAGATGATTTGAAGACTACTACGGAGAAAATATCAAATCTTGATGATAGGGATGTAGAGTTGGCTAGACAATATACATCAGCTTTGAATGATTTACAAGATGCCCAAGATGCCTTTGCTGAGGCTCAAAAATTGGTTGAGGAAACTGCTGGTGGCGCAAACTTGGCTTTTGATGCAGAGGGTAATGCCGTGAATGCGCTAGAAGCAAAAGAACGTTTGGAAACGGCAACAAAACAAGTGAATGCTGCTCAAACAAAGATTTCGACCATTGAAAGCGAACGTAAGACGATTGCTCAAACAAAGGAGAATTTAAGTAAGCAACAGGCTACGATACAAAATAATATTAATACTGTTTCTCAAGCTTCCAATACCACTGCAAAGAAAGCTGGGATATTGGCGACAACAACAGCCACTATCAAAAATGCGCTTTATGCAGCAGGTACAAAATATACGACTACGGTAGTTAATCTTTTTTCTAGTGCGGTAAGAAGTAGTGGAAATGCCTTGAAGAGTTTATGGGCGGCAATGGCTGCTAATCCGATAGGTGCATTGATAACACTGGGAACAACTTTGTATTCCGTATTTTCTATGTTTGGAGACGAGACTGAAGAAATTTCGGCAGATACAACACATTTTGGGGAAACAACAAGTTTGACCAGTAAAAAGGTTGAGACATTGATGAATGTGTTGAGAAATACGAATGAAAGTACTGATGCACATAAAAAAGCAAAAGATGAACTTATTGGGGTATATGAACAATATGGAATAAAATGCGACAATGAAAAGGATAATTTGGAAACGTTGAAAAATAAGCATGACGCTTTTATTGCTTCTTTACAATTAGAAAATGCTGAACGAGAAAAAGCTAACGCTTTGATGTCTATATCTTCTCAATATGAGGAAGCAAGGAAAAACCTAGATAAGGATTTTTCTGATTCACTAGGTGGTAGTTGGCTTGATTTCGGACAACATATTGATAAAGAAGACATATCAGCTGTACAGATGATGTTTAATTCACTTGTTTCTGATGATGCGTTGACTAAGATAGACTCTTTAAGGCAGAAAATGGATTCCGCAAAGAAAGGAACATTGGAATATGCTAATGCCGCACAAGAATACGATGCTGCTCTTCGCAACCTGTTAGTTCCTTTTGAGGAATGGGGTAAGAAGATGGGGTACAATAGTTTCGTGATGGCAAGTTTGCGAAGTTCGATATTAAAGCATATAGATAGTATAAACTCTTTGAATGAAAGTTACAAAAAGGCAGAGGACGCAATATATAAAGGAAGCACAGCGACTGTTGATTGGAATAACTCCCAAGCAAAGGCTCGTTGGATAGTAAACAAGAACAAGCAATCAATCCAAGAATTGGTAGAGCAAACTGATAATCTTATCAATTTATGGAATAAAGAATATGGGTTGAATTTAAAAATTCATTATGATGATTCGGAAATTCCAAATTGGATGAAATCTATGACAACGAAGGAGTTGCGAAATTTAATTTCAAGGAGAGAGGCGGATATTTTACAACAGGAAAATCACGAAAAGAAAACTGGGCATAAGTTGGTAACACGTTCAGGAGGTAAGTTTAGGTCAAGAACGGAAAACCAAACGGATGTCGCAATGGCGAAATCTATAATTCAATCACGTACACCAAAGAGTAGTACAACAACAAAATCAAATACAACCCATACTACTCCAAAGAAAACAGGTACAACGGATGACCCACAAGCAAGAGCGTATGAACGCAAGAAGGCTGAGGAGGACTATTCCAAGTCTATTTCATCCTATTCGGAGAAAGCTATCCAAGATATGACCAAAAATCGCATCAATGCGATGAATGAGGGCTATAGTAAGGAATTGGCTCAGATTACCGAGAATGCCGACAAGGAGAGAAAGGCGGTAGAAGATGGTATAGACAAATTGGTTGAGGCTAGGAAAAAGCGTGACCAAGCTGTTTGGGTTAATTCCGGCAAAGGTCGTAAGGCTAATATGTGGAAACAGAGCAAAACCGATGAAGAGTATAAGAATGAGGTTTTGAATGAAACCATGAAGGATAGCAAGGGTAATCCGGTTAAGGTCAATGGCATGAATATGACCATAGGCATGAGCGTTGCTAATCAGATGAATGCAATTCGGGATAAGGCGGTAAAGCAGAATGAGGATGTACTTGCTAAAGAAGCGCAAAGCATGTACGATTATCTGAAGACTTATGGCACATTCCAGGAGCAGAAGTTAGCTATTGCTGCCGATTATGCTAAGAGGATTAGCGAGGTTGAAAACTCTACGGATTCGGACTCAAGCAAGCAATGGAAGATAAAGTCTTTGAAAGAAGAGCAGAAGAAAGAGACGGATTCGGTTGAGGCTAGTGCTATTATGCAGAAGATAGACTGGTATCAAGTCTTCGGAAATGTTGGTGGCATTATGAAAGATGCGCTTGTTCCTTTATTGGCAGATCTGGATAAATTCGTAGGTACGGATAAGTTCCAAAATTTGGGTGCAGACCAGCAGAAGAGTATCGTTGATGCTATGCAGAATATCCGTAATTCGATTGGCAATACAAGTGATTTAGGTTGGAAAGACCTTGCAAGGGATGTTGTAGCTTATCAGGATGCTCTGAAGAATGCGAAAATTGCACAAGAGGAATACACGAAAACGGAAACTTTGCTTATACCTCGTATTAAGGTTTTGCAAGAACAGATTGAGAATGCGAAAAAGTCGGGCAATGTTGCAGAGCAAACAAGGCTACAAGAAGAATTGAATAAAGTTCAAGGTCAGTTAGCGGAGTCCGGAAAGAAGATTGTTACGGCTAACACAAAAGTTCGTACTAGTGGTCAGAAGTTGGCTCAAACGACACAGAATGTGACACAACCGATTTCTGCTATCCATGAGTTCCTTTCTACTTCTGGACTATCCGATTTGGCATCTCTTTGGGATAGTTTTGACCAACTTAAAGGTGGAATTGACGGATTGAAAGCTTTAAAGGAGGCTAAAAATGCGGCTGACGGACTGAAGGATATGGGTAAGGAAGCCGCAGATGCTGCCGCAGATGCTGGCAAGAAAGCTGGTGATGCACTAAGTGAAGGATTGTCAAAAGCTGGACTAATAGGTCAAATCGTATCTGCCATCTTGAAGATACTTGATGTTTTGAAAGATGGTATTGGAACATTGATTAGTAGCTTGATTGATACAGTTCTGAATGCGGTCAACGGCATATTAAAGAATATTCTAAGTGGCAATTTTATAACTCAGATTGGAGGGTCTTTGGTAAGCGGTATTGGTAATATTCTCAATACTATATCGTTTGGTGGATTCAATAGTTTGTTTGGAGTTGGTGGAAACGCAAAAGAAGTAAACCGGACTATAGATAAATTGACGGATAGAAATGAAATCTTGACGGATGCTATAGACAAGTTACGAGACTCCATAGACAAGAATAGTGGTATTAAAGCCGTAGAGGATGCTAAAAAAGCCGAAAACCTCCAAAAGGAGAAAGAACAAAATTTAAAGAGTATCATGGAGGCGCAAATGGGTTATCATGGCTCTCATCACAGTTTTAACGCTTATTTCCGAGGATTTTCGCAAGAGCAAATCAAAAAGGTGTCCGATGCAATAGGCAGACAATGGAATGGTAATCTTAACGACTTGCAATCTGCTGATGAAGCAGCTGCCATTTTGCAGAATCCAGATATGGTTGAGGCTATCAAGAATACAGGTAAGGGTGGCTATGGAGGTAGAGTTCTTGAAAAGTTGAAAGACTATGCGGCTGAGGCTGGAACATTAGAGGAAATTGCTGATGACCTTGCAGAAAGCTTGACGCAAATATCTTTTGATAGTTTGAAGAGCGAGTTCATAGATACTTTGATGGATATGAATTCCTCTGCTCAAGACTTCTCTGATAATTTCTCCAAGATGCTTATGCAAGCCGTTCTGAAAGCTAAGGTGGATGATTTGTTGGGAAATGATATGCAAGCATTCTATGACGAATGGGCGGAACGAGCTGAGGCAAATGGTGGTAAATTGTCAAAGACAGATATAACTGCCTTGAAGGGAAAGTATGATGAAATGGTTCAAGAAGGACTGAAGATTAGAGATGAAGTAGCCGAAATAACGGGTTACAAGCAATCTTACGAGCAGTCCGCTTCTTCCGGTTCATTTGAGTCTATGAGCCAAGACACAGGCGATGAGTTGAATGGTCGTTTCACAGCGGTACAAATTGCCACAGAGGGAACGTATGAGGAAACAAAGCTCATAAATACCAAGTTGGATGCTATTGCGGCTCGTGAAGGTGGCGCAGAGGGTAGTTTACTAACGGCTAGCGTGAATACTATAATGGGTAATGTAGGTAACATTTGGTTAGCTGTTGATGAGGGTAGGACTATCCTTGCACAAAGCTTAATGTACTTGCAGTCGATTGATGAGCGACAAGAGCGATGGCATAAGCCTATGTTGCAAGCATTCAATGATATACACGAATTGAAAGATAAGATGAGTAGATTGTAAACTTAATTTGCGCCATGTTAAAGTAAGAGGGGAATGCGTGATGCACTCTCCTCTTTTTTATGGAGAAAGTTTTTGTTTTTCACAATATAGATAAGTGTTGTTAAACTGAGTGCTAATTTTTGGTAGAGTGGAATATAATAGTTATCTTTGTGGTCGAATTTCAAAACTTGTAAGGACATGAAGATATTAGAACCGAGATATGAAATCCTATCCCAAGGTGAGGGTATGGATGGAGTTTATAAACAGATAGAGTTGTGCGGTCGCACATGTTATGCGTCAAGTATGAAGATAGATAAAGACAGCGCAAAGCCTTTCGTTGAGCGTATGGTAAGCAGCAATCATCTTGCCATGTGTGAACATGGAACGATTTACCTCCATGTCGCCTATGAAGAAGGATTTTTTGTACCGGAGTCTTTATTGGTCAAGCACTATCGTGAGAACAAATATTCAAAGGTGATACAGATTGGCAGCGACTACTATATCACAACTAACTACAGAGTGATAGTTGAAAATAACTGGTTTGAGGATTTGGACTATATTTGCGAGCCTACGGAATGGCATGAGAAGCGAATAACCGTCCGCTTTACTACTCAGATTGCGGTAAGTAGAGAGGCTAACAGACATCGTGTAGATTCCGTAGCGGAACAAAGCACTAGATATTGCAACTATAGTAAGGATAAGTTCGGAGGCGAGATTGCTATCAACAAGCCAAAGTGGGTTAGCAAAGATGATGCGGTTAATCCATTGTCTTTTGATGGTGGAACATTTGTTGACCTATCAAAGAATATCGGTAGTTATGAGCATTGGAGTCCGGTAGAAAAATGGTGGTTTGCCAATAGAGTATGCGAAATGATGTATTTGTCTTTGGTCAAGGATGATGGTCTTAAGCCACAGGATGCGAGAACGATACTTCCTCTTGATACCAACACGGAGTTGATTCATACCGCATTTGTGAGCGATTGGAAGCATTTCTTCGAGTTGAGAAGTCTTGGAACGACCGGAAAGCCTCATCCAGATATTGAGGTCTTAGCAACACCATTGATGAATGAGTTCAAGGAACGAGGTTTGATTTAATCGTTTATGAAGAAGAAAGCCAAGCAAATAGCCAAGGTGATGAGCAATGACTCTTTGGAGGTTGTTGCTCAGATGATTGCTGATGAGGCAAAAGGTGTGCGCTACGAGGTGTATGCCGATGGTTCTAGTAAGAAAGAAAAGTGTGGTTGTGGCTGGCTTGTGCTTCATAAGGGAGCGATTATCAATAGTGGGAAATATACATTTATCACAGCCAAAGTGAACGATTCGGTGAGAGCCGAAATAAGGGCAGTCATTCAAGCATTGGGTGATTGCCCTCCTTTGTGTTCTGTTGATGTATATGTGGATTGCCAAGTGGCTATAGAGAGAATACAGGCTTGCAAGTTAGGAGACTTACAGCCTATATATAATAAGGTAGCGAAAGGCAAGGTGATAAGATACCATTGGGTTAAGGCTCATAGAGGTAATATGTATAACGAAATGGTGGATTCTTTGGCTTTTTCTGCTACAGAAAGTTAATTTCGTGCCTACATATATAATAAGCGTTAAAATATAAAAGAAACACATTAAATAACTTGCATATTTCAAATATTCTTTGTATCTTTGCATTGTAATTAAGAAATAAAGGTTACTAATTAAAAATGGTGAGACACACCATAAAAACTGTGATTCGTTATGAATACTAGATTGAGTAAGAAAGAGACAATGGTTTATGGCAACATCGAAGTGATGGCTGATGTAATTGGTGGTAACAAGTACTTTACATTTGCTGAGTTGTATGATTTCGATTTGGATAATACCAAGGATGAGTTGAAAGAAATTTTAAACTCTTTGACTGAGAAAGGTTACTTGAAGAGTTTTAATGATTTCGATAAAACTTATCGAGTTTTGAAGTAAGAACAACAAAGGGGATATGAAATCCCCTTACAATATAAATTTAGAGCGTGAGACACACGTAAAACTGTATTGAAACAATGAAAAAGGTATTCACAATTGAGAATGCGTTAGCGTTTTTATTTGCTCTTGAAATAGTATCATTAATATTTTTTCTAGGATAGGGCTTATGCAGATTAAGTTTGGTAAGATAAAGTTTACTGCGGCTAAGTCCGAAAAAGGATGCCGCTTTGATGCTTGCTATAAAGGTGAGCATGTGGCTTTTGAGAGTGAAGATATGTCTTTGTATGATGATGTCTTTTCTGATAATAGCAGAAGAGCAAAGGCAGCAAAGAGGGTGATTTACGAGAATATTAAGCACAAGTATTATGAGACCCATAGAGATTAGCGATTTCAACGCTGCCGATGAATTTGTCGTTGAGGCAATGATGCAAGATGGCAAATTCAAGGTTATCGGCAAGGTTATTATTGATAATAATCTTCTGAATGATGATGATTTGGAAACCATTTGGGATTATGCCAACTGGGAGACGAACGGCTATGAAAAGATGGTTGTCTCTAATGGAGTGTATAAAGGCTTAAATGCATTTAGTGATGGTCGAATGTTCTATGTAATTACGGATGATGAGGTCGGAGTGGTAAACGACAATATCATGGTACGTAAGCATTATGATGTCAACAATGGCTATTATATAAAGTCATCAAGGTTACACAAGGAGCAATCCAAGGATTTGTGGTGCTTTGGTAGTTGCGAGACCATAACTAACGAATATAAGTCAAACATTTTACATGAAGTACTTTATGGCAAAGATGAACCATATAAAGCCTACCTTTCTTGAAGGCGGTGAAGTCTGGCATGATATTGATAAGTTCCCGATGCTAGACCATACAATTCTAGTAGAGTTGCAAGTAAAAGGCTCAGACGGATTGATTTACCGGACGCAAGATGTATGTGTTGAGCGTGCGGATAGGTTCGTACCTACGATGTCTTTTGTTCCTAAGCGTTGGGCGTACGCAATAGACTTAGCTCAATGTAAGCAACTTGAAGGATAAAAACAAAATACAAAATTAAGAATTAGCATATGGAAGAATCAAGAGGTGTTTACACATTACCTGTCTTGTATAATGAACAAAGTGGTAGAAATGAAGGTGTATGTGTCAGAAGTGAACTTGGAGTAGTTGTTGCAATTGACAATGAAGATGAGTTTAAAGGTGTTTTTTCAAAGGATGGTGAGGTTGATGTATTCAAGCAGTTACTATCACAAGAAGTGTATCGTTTCAACACAGAACACCATGCATTCCCAACTGAGCCTTTGATTTCTTACAAGATGGATGGCGACATTATCTTTGATTTCGTTGAAGTAACAATCGGAAAGATGTATGGCGGTTATGTTTATATCGTGCATTACAACTTTGCAAGCACGGCATCATAATAAACAAGTTTGATTATGACAGTAGTAAGAGAAAGATTAAAAATTGCGGCTCAGATTGAGGTGCTGGAAGATATTGCTATTGATTATAGGGGAAAGACTATAGATAACATAATCCAACAGCTAGAAGCGAGGTTGAGTGCATTGAAGTAAGTTCAAGTTTGAAGTTAAAAGTCAATGAGTGGTGGACGTTTTGATTATGCTCAGTATCGGATTGCTGACATATATACAAAGATAGAAGATTATGTTGATGGTCATCCATTGGATGAGGAAGACGAAAGATGCTTTCTCGAAGACCGATGGTTAGAAGAGGATGAAGACAGGTATGTTAGAAAACATCATCATACGATGCCTAACAGATATGGCTTATCTAAAGAGACTATCAAGGAATTCAAAAAGGGTATTGAACTTCTGAAGAAAGCTCAGGTTTATGCCCAAAGAATTGATTGGCTTCTTTCCGGTGATGATGGAGAAGATAATTTCCATCTACGTTTGAAAGAGGATTTGGCAAATTTAAAAAGTAAGAAAGGGTAGATTATGAGTTGGAATTATCGCTTAGATACACCTATGATGCAATTAGCTGAAGAGGTGAACAAGAAATATGATACTGATGCAGGTAAGATGCTTCTTTGCACTTATCTCTTCATGGTATCAAGTGAAGAGATAAAGGACAAACAAGCTTTCTTTGATTGGGTAGAAGAGCTGAATAAGTCCTGTAAGTGCGATGCGGTAAGGGAGTACGTGAAAATCAACGGCAAAGCCGATTGGCTGCATGGTGGATTCAGTAAGCCGATTTACCGACACTATAAGGGCAATTTCTATGAGTACCTTGGTGAGGTTACTGATAGCGAGACTTCTGAAGCTAAGGTTGCGTATCAAGCAGTGTGCGGACAGCATGAAGTTTGGGTGCGACCAAAGGAAATGTTCTTTGGTAATGTTGAGATTGATGGTAAGCCAGTTCCTCGATTTGAGAAGGTAGATTTAAAAGACTTAGAGAAACAAACCGAGAAGAGCAATGGACAGAGAAAAGATTAAGAGTTTGTTAGGTCAAGCAATCTTGCGAGTGAATGAAGTCGTACCGGATTTCGAAGACTTGGACAAGGTTCTTCCTTTGCTTAGACAGGCAATTGATGAATTAGATAAGTCTGATTCGGGTTCAGTTTAAAAAGGGTGGAAAATGGCAAATAAGCAGACGATAAAACCAAAGGTAGTTCCCTTTGAGATAGCCAAACTTCTGAAGGAGGTTGGTTACGATGAGAAGATAGCAGAATTTTGGGCTTATGCTAGTCCTTGGACAGCAAAGGGTGGCATTCGTAAGGGTGGAAAATATAATGAGCATTACGGCAGTTATATTGCTTACTCCAATTCCGAGTGGGAGAAATCCAATATTGAGTTTTCTGCTGCCTTAAAGTTGAATAGTAAGCATCCGGCAATATCCGCTCCAAGCTATGATATGGTGCTTGATTGGCTTTTAGAGCATTTCGGTTACTATATTTGTGTTGCAAACATTTCGAAAGATAAGTTCTGTTGGCAAACTACATCATGGTGTGTAGAGGAAGGCTTGTGTCATACGGATGGTAAGGAATATTCCAGTAGATACGATGCAATGGATGCTGCATTCAAGAGTATCTTAAAGGCTCGCATAGATAATAAAGAAAACGAGGAAATCAAAAGACTTTTGGAGGAAATGCAAGATGGAAAGACTTTATGATACTTTTGTACACGCAATAATGGTGAAGTTAGAAGCTCGTTTATATGTTGAACTCGAATGTGTTTATAAGGATATAACAAACAAGATTGTTGAGAAGAAAGGTAAACTCACCAACGAAGACGTAATTGAGTTTCAGAAAAAACTACAAGAAGTGTACGACACGAATGCTGCTATTCGTGAAAAGGTTACTGGCATTAAAGATTCAAAGAAATGTATCATAACTAAAGAAGCATGTGAAGAGTTAATAAAGCGATTTAGCGTGATTTATATAAAAGAAGATGAACAAGCAAAGAATGATAGAGTGGATAGCCACTTGTGATACTGGTATCTCTTCAATGACTATGTGGAGTGCATTGATGGGGGTAAAAAGAAAGAAAGATTTGGATATTCCTAAAGACAATAGTGACTTCCGTAGATGCTATGACATGGTAGAATACGGACACGTAACCTTGGATGAGCTACAAGCTGTAAAGGAGCAGTATCCTTGGTTTGCTCCTGTTGTTGACAATTGGAAGGAGTTGTCTCTTTTGTTTGAAGAAGAGCTGGACAAACGCTTGTATATGCGTATTCGTCAGCTATGTGAAGAGTCAGATGCTATCCGGTATGAGAAAAAGGGAGAACTTTATTATGAGAGGAATTTTTGGTATAATATAACACAATAATCAAATTAAGAATGAAGAAAATTATCTTAATGTTTTGTTTTGCGATACTCGGCATGAGTGCGCTTACAAGTTGTCATTCGGTTTCTCCCGATGCAGACGAAGAAGCCGTAATCGTAAAGAAGCCTTGGTTTATTGGGCATGGAGGTGTTGAACAGCAAGCAGTGCAGACTGGTCTCACTTGGTGTTGGTGGTCAACGAGTGGTTATTACTTCAAGATTGTTCCAGTCCGTCATGAGATTACCTTAGATGATTTGTTTAGTGACGATAACACGCCACTTGACTTCCATACTGTAATCATTACTCAGATTGAGCAAGGCAAGTCCCCAATTCTTTTGCAGAATTATGGAGAGAAATGGTTTGATACTAATCTCAACAATTATTTCTGCAATCTGGTTCGAGACCATATTTCTCAGCATTCCCCATTTGACTTGATGTCGAATCGGCAAGTGCTTAATCAGATTGACACCAAGATACGCAAGCAGATGCAGGACTATGTGAATGCTCTATCAAAGAAAAAGCAGATGCCTATCATCATAAAGGAGGTTATCATTGGTAAAGCTACACCAAACAAGGAACAGCTTAATGAAATGAACCGCACGGCAAAGGTCGTGCAAGCCAAGCAGACACAAGAACGTGAATATGAAGTGCAGATAGCAAGAGAAAAGGCTGAGCGACAAAAGGCAAAGGCAGATAAGGCATATATGGAAGAAATGAACCTTTCCGCTGGTCAGTTTATCAACCTTAAGTGGATTGAAACAGTAGCAAATAAGCAAGGAGCAAATATTGATGTTATGGTTGGCCCTGCTGAAAGCATGTGGAATATAAGACGCAATTAATTAATTTATAAATCAAGTAAACAGAAATGAATAAAGACAAATTAAAGGTCAGTTTTGAGATTGATCGTTACAAGGTGATTGGTATGCTTTCACGTAATTGTGAGAATGCTGAAGAGTACAACGAGATTATGGATATTCTTGAAGGCAAGAATGAGTTTGTGCGTGATGCGAATGGTAACGAGGAACTTGCAAGCCGCATTTGCAATTATGCTTTAGACTCTATCTTGGTAGAGAATCCAGATTTGGCTCTCCGTAAGCGTTTGGATAAGGAACAGAAAGGCGAGGATGCTCCTGATGGATTTTCAAATGTTATCGAAATCAAAGGTGATGACGCAAAGAAACTTGTAGAAACCCTTTGTGGTATTCTTCGAAAGTAAAATACATCAAAAGAATATAAATAAACACTAAAACGCTTGCAAGAATAAGAAAAAATGCTTATCTTTGCATCGTGTTTGAAACAGATGGCCTTCTGAGAGGTCGCTTCTACCATAATAAGTCAAGACTTAGGAGTTTACGGCAGGGTTCCCAAGTTCCCCAGCTCAGCTAGACTATAACAAGGAAACTCTTATAAGGGTGAGAGACCCTAGTTGCTGCATTAGACAAGTGGTTAAGTCGCCAGCTTTTCACGCTGGTATTCAAAGGTTCGAATCCTTTATGCAGTACTAAATTGCCCTATGGTGTAATGGCAACACTACAGGTTTTGGTTCTGTCATTAGTGGTTCGAATCCGCTTGGGGCAACAAGGTGGAATTGGTATATGTTCCACAAAAGGTGCGATATTCAAGCGGTTAAAGAAGATAGACTGTAAATCTATTCCCATTGTGGGTTCGGTGAGTTCGAATCTCCCTTGCACCACGAGAATTTTTTGCATAATACGAGGAATGTAGCTCAGTAGTAGAGCACTTGGCTTGGTAACTAAGGGGGCGTTGGTGCGAATCCAATCATTCCTTTACGCTTTCGTAGCTCAGTGGCAGAGCATAGGATTTTTAATCCTAGGGTCGAAGGTTCGAATCCTTCCGTTGGCACAATGAAACACAAGAAGAGAGCCGTGAAGTTTGTTCTGTTGGAATCTCGGACATCTGTCAACGGGTAACGTAGGAAACAGATGGAGTGAATAAAGTTGTGAATAAGCTTATGGACTAGGGAAGCAAGCGGAATGGCCTCTTTTTTGTGATTCATTAGAGGGTTTAACGAAAAATTGAAGAATATGAAAAGTCCGTTAAGAATGGCAGTCGCTTTAGAAAAGAACAACAAGGTATATCCAAAAGATGTACGAAAGTTCTTGATGGGATTGTACGCCACGTTGCATTTGACAGATAACGCAACGGCTAAAGATATGGAAAAGGTGGTATATTATGCTTTTCGGAATGGCTACCTGTTAGGTGTTAAGTCTGAAGGTGGTGATGACCAAAAAGCGTATGACAGACTGCCGGATTTGGGAGTAGAAGAAGATATTGGTGATGATTTAAGAAGATAGTTGATAAAATTGGTAATTAGTTAGTAAAGTTTTTAGGCTTTGGTGTGTGAACATCGAAGCCTTTTTTATATATAATAAGGTATATAAAGAGGGTAATTGTTAATAACGTACATATATCAGTTACCGTAAGTTAAATAAACAAAGAAAAACATTAAAATACTTGCATGTTTCAAAAGTTATTTGTATCTTTGCATCGTCAATCAAGATAAGTTGGTTGATTTGCCGAGTGACAAGTTTCACTCAATAAGGTGAGAGCGACACCAAGGGGTAAGACCCGAAACAACTAGCACAATTGATTATGTCTAAGCAGACTGGTTTTTCATTCGCAAGTTCAAAGAAGTCATTAATTGAGACTATTGACGAAATTAAGAAGTCAAAGATGCCTCGCAACGAAAAGATTGTTGCATTGAAGGCTTGCGGTCTTCGTGAGAAAGAAATCTCCGATATGTTGAAGGTCTATGTACCAAGCGGTTCAACTTCAACGAGATTCGTTTATACATTCGGTGTTGAGATTGAATGTGTTCATGCCGAGCGCAATGCCTTGATAGAGGCAGGTCGTCAGAATGGTGTTGATATTCATTCTGAGGGTTATAACCACACCGATAACAAGAGCTATTTCAAGATTGTTAGTGATGCTTCAGTTGGTGGTGATGTTGACCCTAACGAGGTTGTAAGTCCGGTATTGAATGGCAATACAAATGGTATGGCAACCTTAAAGAAGGCTATTAAGTCTTTGGATGCCGTAGGTGCAAGAGTAAATTCTACTTGTGGTCTTCACGTTCATATTGGTGCAGCAAAGTTGACAGGTGAGCAGTATGTTAACGTCTTCAAGAATTATCAGAAGCTTGAAAGATTGATTGATAGCTTCATGGCTCCTTCACGAAGAGGTAATTGCCGTTGGGCAGCCAGCTTGCTTGACAAAGATTTCTCTAATTGTCACAGCAATCAAGATATTAGATTCGATGTCTTTCATGGAGATAGATATTATAAGGTCAATGCTGAGAGCTATACACGTCACAGGACAATCGAGTTTCGCCAGCATCAAGGTTCTACCAATTTCAAGAAGATAGAAATGTGGGTTAAGTTCTGCGCAAAGCTTGTCGGTTGGTCTCGCAATAATGTCTTTGCTAGTGAGGTTATGAATATCGAAGATATACCTTTCTTGAATAAAGAAGAGAAGGCTTTCTTCCAGAGCCGTAAGGATGCATTTGCAGCCAATAATGATTAATTAATGTAGTCCTAGGGTAAAAGCCCTAGGACACAAAAAACAAAGTATTACAAAGAAAAAAGAAAGGGTAAAGATATGTGTGTTATTATTGTATGTCCGAAAGGTGTTGCTTTACCATCCGTAGATGAGCTGAGGGCAGCGTATATGAGAAATCCAGATGGTTGTGGGTTCGTGAGCGAGTCTGACCATTACAAGAGTTTGCATTTCTCTACATTTATCCGTAGATTGATGAAGCGAGATATAAATGAGAATGTAATCATACATTTTAGATTTGCTACTCATGGCTCTGTCTGTGTCAAGAACTGCCATCCATTCTACAAGGCAGGTTATTGGTTCGCACATAATGGAGTGCTCCCGATTTGCACTGAGCATGATAAAACAGATAGTCAAATTTGCTTTGAACGTTTCATTTATCCTACTATCAAGAAATATGGTTGGGGTTCTGATGAACATATGAAAGAAATGAACAAATGGACAGCTCATGGTTCTAAGTTTGCAATGTTGCATAATGGTGAGATTGTGAAGTCCGGTAAATTCATAGAGCGTGATGGACGGTTCTATTCTAATTTGAATCATTTGGGTTATATGAGAAATGTAATAAACTTTTAGAAGATTAATGTTTAGGTTCTTTTTATTCGACAAGCGTCAGATGTCCGTGAGGATATTTGGCGTTTTTTTTTGTTATATAAGGTGTTTTATTTTGTGTTGCTATAAATTATTCGTATATGTGATAAAATAGCCTTAAATCGCTTAAAAATGCCGTTATTACTCACTTTTAAGCAAAAGTGAGATACTTGCAAATGAATTAGTGTGTTAATTATTCTTTTCGTATTATCTTTGCACTAGTTTTAACAAATATATCGAAAGAATGAAAGATAAAATTTTCCAGTTACTAAAACAAGAGTATAAGTCTCTTGGGTTAGGTGATGAAGTTCTTCAGGCACATGCCGAAATGCTTGATAAGATGGGGCTTGTTACTGATGACAACATCGAGACAGTGGTTGCTAGTCAAAAGAGTTTTTTGGAGTCCTTGCAAAAGGACAATGACCGCAGAGTTACCGATGCCAAGAAAAAGTTCGAGGAGGCACAGAAGGCTAAAGAAGATGCTGAACGCAAGGCTGCTGAAGAAGAAGCTAAGAAGAAAGCTGACGAAGAAGCCAAGAAAGCCGCTGAAGAAGCCGAAAAGAAACGCTTGGAGGAATTGGCAAAGAAAAACGAAATGCCGGATTATCTCAAAAAATACTTTGAAGAGCAGGCAGCAGAGAAGAAAGCTTCAGATGAAGCAAGAACCAAGGAACGTGAAGAGTTCAAGAAACTCGTTGAGACCTTGACTCAGAAGAACACAGACCAAGCCAAGACTTACAACGAACAGATGGAGGCGCAAAGCAAGACCATTAAGGAATTGCAAGAAACTCTCCAAAAGCAAGCTGAGGAGGCTAAGGCTAAGGAAGAGGCTGCTGCAAAGGCAAAGGCAAAGGCAGACCACGATGCGAAGATTTTATCAAAGGCTAAGGAGTTGGGCATTCCCGAAAGTCGTATCAACGAGGGTTTCACCTTGAGCGATGATGCTACAGATGAAGCTATCGAAACATACCTCTCCAAGGTAGCGAACAACTACAAGGCGTTGCAACAACCACAATTCGGGGGCAGCTATCGTGCTAGCGAGGGCGAGCCAACAAAGGAGGACGTTGACAATGTAGCCGCATCATTAGTTCAGTCACTTTAAAAATTGAAAAACATGAATCAGGAATTGAAGACTACAAAAAAGCAAATTGTCTTTGGTGAGGATTCCGTCATTATCCAGAAATGGGAAGGCGACATCAAGGGCGGTCGTGCTTTGGATTGGACAGGCGTAAAAGATGAAGTTCTTTACGCAGGTCGTGTTATCGTGACAGATGGTAAGGGAACTTACAAGCCATTGCCTATTGAAACAGGCAACTATAAGGATTTGGGTACTGCCAGCGACCCATTGGAGCATTACAAGTATGCGGGTGTTCTCTATCGTTCCATTCTGAACGGTGAACCAGCGGCAATTATGACTGCTGGACAAGTTAACAAGGTAGCAGCTAAGGCTGCAAATGGTGCAGACTATCCGGATGCGTTCCTTACAGCTATGCCAAAGATTGCTTTGGTTAGCGATGAGGATGCAAACAAGTTCGATGAGTCTGATGCAACCATGGACAAAGACTAAAAGAAGGAGGATAACAGATGGAAAAATCACTTTATTTTCAGTTGGTCAATAAATACTTCCCACAACTTGTTGCAAGTGTAGTAGAGAAGTTGAACGGCAAGAATCAGACTGCATTGACCTATATGTACCGAGACCACTTGACTAACACATATAGTCAGGACGGACGCTGGGCATCAATTACTGCGGAATACACACGAGTTGCTGCTGATGTTGTATCAATGGATGCAGAACTTCCATTGAAGAGCCGTGATAAGGTTTCAACCGCTGAGGGTCAAATCCCAAAGGTTGGTATGAAGCTTTACATGTCAGAGAAGCAGCTTAAGGATTTGGATAACATGATTGCGCAACGTTTGCCTCAGCCACAGATTTTGCGTAACTTGTTTGCAGACCTTCCTCGTTGTATTCAGGCGGTTTACGAGCGTATTGAAGATATGTTCCTCAGTGAGCTGTCAACAGGTGTAGCTTTGGCAACTCGTTCCGGTGGTACTGGTATCCGAATTGATGTAGGTTTTGCCGAGAAGAATAAGTTCGGTCACGGTGCTAAGGCTTGGGACGCAGAGGATGCAACTCCTCTTGATGACATCCAATTGGTTTACGACAAGGCGATGGAAGACCAAAATACCATCACTACTTGTTATCTTGATGATTACACAATCAAGTTGCTTGGCAAGAACAAGCAGGTTCGTGCTCAGTTTGCCTTCAATCAAGGCATTGCAACCAATAGTAATAGCAATATTCCTATTTTGAGCTTTGAGCAGATTGCTTCTATCTTCAGAAATAAGTGGCAGACTAACTTGGTACGTGTAGCCCGTACAATCAAGACCGAGATTAACGGCAAGAAGGGAACACACAACCCTTGGGCTAAGGGTCACATGACCTTTACATGCTATGATAACCTTGGTGATTTGTTCTGGACTAACGTAGCCGAAGCTACAAGACCAGTTGCAGGTGTTACTTATCAGTCAGCCGATGAGTATATCTTGGCTAGTCGTTATTCTACCAACGACCCACTCCGTGAGTTCACCAGCTCACAAGCAATGGTTGTTCCTATCTTGAATAACGTTGATGCTATCTATTCTTTGGACTCAACACAAGCAGTAGGTTAGGCTTATGAGAGGTGAGGTAATTAGTCCGTTCCGTGATAAGTTCCATTTTAACACCATCTATGAAGTAGGTGCAATCTTGGACTTTGACGAAGAACGCATGAACTCCCTTATCGAACGTAAGCTTTGCAAGATGTTGGAGGGGCAGAACGATAATAGTTCTGCATCTCCAAAAGACGATAAGGAAATTAAAGATACTCCTAAAAAGGAAGTCTTGAATGATGGAAAAGAAAATCCTAAAGAGGATGAAGATAAAAAATCAGAAGAGACACCTAAGAAGGAAGTCTTAAAGGAGAAGAAGGAGAGCAAGACTAAAAAGGAGAAAACCCCAAAAAAGGATGCTGCCGAGTCAACCGAAGAGACTTCTGAAAAGGAGAATGTAGAAGAGGAGCTTGACGAAAAGGCTAAGAGCGAGCAAGAGGCTGCAAAGAAAATCGCTGAGGCTATGAGTCAGGCTCAGAAATAATGATGTCACATGAAGATAAGAGAATACATTTCGCAGAAGTTGCGTGCTTGGAACATAACGGATGCCCAATTGGAAGATATTTCGTCAGGTATAGACCTTGACGAAGAATATACGTCTGATAATTCGCAGGTTGTAGGCAAGGCGATGATTTCCGTAATCGAGGAACTTATGCTTGCCCCATATATGAGCAATGTGAACGAAAATGGATTCTCTGTCTCTTGGGACTACTCTAGGATAGGACAATACTATATGTGGCTTTGCCGTAAGTATGGTGTTACTCCGGATAATGAAGTGGTGGCAGCTTTAGGGCTTTCCACTATCACGGATAAGTCTGATATTTGGTAAATGTCTAGGTTATGTTATATTCCCCTCATATATTAAAGAAAAAGTTCGTGAATAAGGTTGTCAACAAGTACAACGAGGTCATTAGCTCTTCTGAGGAATGGAAAGAAATGGGGCGTTGTCGGTGCGATGACAACTCTACCGAGCATTTCACTACCGATAATGGTAGCATATATACACCGAAATATCATATTGTTTGTGACAAGTGCCAGATTTCCGAAGGTGATGAAGTCAAAGTATATTCCGATGATGGAAGTTACCGAGGAGGTGGAAAGGTCTATAATGCCCCTAAGTGCAATTATCTTGGTTATATGAGTATCTATGTCTGATGTTATAAAGGATGAGATAGACGCTTTCTTTGCACAGGGAGAAAGGGAAGTAGATGAATTTCTTGACAGGTTAGGTAAAACTGCTGTTGAGCTTGATAAGGCTAACGGAAACTACCGAAACCGCACAGGTAATCTCAGAAGGTCTAACTATAGTAATGTACATGACCACACCTTGACCCTTGGCAACAAAGCGGAATATGCGTCTGATGTTTCCTCTAGGGGATATGATGTTATAGATTCGGGTATTCAGTATATCAAGAAAGAAATCGAGGATATGCGATGATAACAGAAATAGATGCTGGTCATGTAATCTATGATGACTTGGAACTTATGGGATTGGAACGAAGACTGAAAGGACATCTGACAAAGGGTGGACTTGAGGGGGAAAGACCTTTGGTCGGTGAGAAGATTCCTGATGAAGGCATGATAGTAATCATTCCTAAGCGCATGAGTGCAGACAAGACATATTTCAACGATTGTACTATAGAGGTAAACATATTGCTCAAAGATATAGAGGGCGAGGCTAATCCTCAATTGAACGAGCTTTTAAAGAAGGCTATTCAAACCCTGTCCGACAATGAGGTCGGAAAAGCTGAGGATGTATGGTATCGCTATTCTATCCGTTCCCACGGCATAGAGCAAGAGAGTAGGTTGAGTTGCCATTACGCAAACATTACTATTGATTTTGAAACATTAAACGTAAGATAAGATGAAACCATTTATTGGAATCAAGAGAATTTGGTATGGTGCTCCTCTTACCGAGGCAAATACACCTGCTAAGTTGGCTACATGGTTGAAAACCGCTACAGAGGTTAAGAACAGCCATGAGGGAACATGGGGATATTCTCAGGATGACCCTAGTGTTACCGAGTACAAGAACGAGCTGAACGGACAGGTTTACTATCGTGACAAGACCGATGAGGGTGCTAAGACAATTACATTCTCTATTGGTGTCTTTTCATGGAAGAATAAGGTAGACTTGCAGGGTGGTAAGATGTACAAGGCAACTGGAGAAGAGACTACAACGGAGGCAGATGCGGTAGGTTGGTCTTCTAGCCAAGATTTGGCTAATATCAACAAGTGTATCGTTGCTCAGACCAAGACAGGGAACTACATCGTTTTCTCAAATGCGGCTATCGTTGCCAAGGGTGACCAGCAGGATAAGAATATCACTTTGGGTATTTCTGCCGTTGCTATGGAAAGCGAGATCGATGGTGTGGCTGGCGAGTACCAATGGGAAGGCTCTGCGGTTGTAGAACAAGAATAAGACATAGGCAACAAATGATAGAGGGGGATGGTGTTAATGCCGTTCCCCTTTTTTAATATTCAGAACCATGAGTAAGGCAAGTAAATTAGTTACGGATGCAATTCTTGGAGAGGACACCGTAACGATAATCGTGAATGGAAGGGCTTATTACGTTTCACCACCTACAATTATAAAATTGGTCAAGGCGGCTAAATACCTTGATAGTTTCGAAGAGGGCAAGACCTTAGCGGAAGTCTTATGCATGCTTAAGAATTTGGATGATGCTTGCAAGGCGTTGTCCGTATTCATACAAGGCGATGAATCCATTAGTGATGAATTATCTAAAGGAACGCTTGAAGAGGTTGTCAATGGCTTACAAACGGCTTATTCCTTAATCTCTATAAAGGATTTTCAGACGCTATCAATTTTGGCGAAGAGTGCGGCAAGGATGATAGCAAAACCACGACCATAGGTAACGATACACTCTTAGGACAGATTGCATCTTTTATGGATAGTCTGCATTTATCTTACCAAGAAGTCGTGAAAGAGATACCTTATAGAAACTTATTGCTGATGGCAAAAGACAAGCAAAGAGTAGCATGTGGTGATGTAATGTATGAGGTAACGGAAGAAGAGTTTGGCATGAACTTCAAAAAAGGATAAGTTTAAAATAATGCAAATAAAGTATTAAAAGCACTAAAACGCTTGCAAGTTAGCGAAATATTATTTATCTTTGCAAGCGCAGAACAAAAAAGGATAAAATGGCGATTTAAGAAATTGATAAGATATTAGAGACACGAAACCCGATGGACTATACCGAAAGGCAGTCCGAGTCACTATTCCTTTGACTTTGCAATCGGTAGTTTCGTGTTTTTGTGTTTAAAATAAGATGCAAGACGTAAGGTTGATATTCGAGATACTGGTTTCCATGTTGCTTTGCGTTTGTCTCATATTGCTTGCTGTAAGTAGATATAGGCAAAAGAAAAAACGTGAAGAACCGGAGCGAAAGGAAATGGACTTGATAGACTTCTTTTCTTTGGGAGGAGTTGCCTATTATTGGAACAAAGGTGGTAAGCAGCAGAAATGCTACACATACGAAGAATTTCTGAAAATCAAGGCTGACTACGTGGAGCTTTGGTTGAATCAGAACAGATATATTTTTAACTCTCAATTAGATTGCGATGATATATAGAGTATTTGTTTTGTTTCCGACAATAGTAGTATCAGATGGTATTGTTGGTATAGCTTGGCTAGGAAAGTTTTTTAGCTGGCAATATGGAAAGAACAAGAAAAAGAGCAAGAATGTGTCCTTAATGATAGGATATAACACAGGAATGTCTCTTAAGTCAAAAATAGACGATAACGCTGCGGATGATTATTTAAGACGCATTGTCGAAGAAAACAGAATCTAAATTCAAGGGTTAGAGTCCCTTTTTTACAACCATATTACTTGTGGTTATTTTTATACATCGGTTTTTATTAACGATTGTTTTTTATGGTAGATAAATGTATAAAAACGAGCACAAGTTCCCTTATAGATGGACTAAAAAAGATGCTAATTTCACAAAAGACAAAGGTAAGGTGATGTCTTGCTTTTGTTGTGGAGGTGGAAGTTCCTTTGGTTACAAACTAGCTGGCTACGATGTTGTAGCCTGTAATGAGATAGACCCAAAGGTTATGAAGATGTACTTGAAGAATCACGATGTCAAGTATTCTTTCAATTGTGATATTCGTGAGTTGATTACCAATATCAATATGGGGGGGGCATATTATGAAAGAAGAGTTGCATAATTTGGATATATTGGATGCTAGTTTCCCATGTTCTGTATTCAGTATTGCAGGTGACCGCCAAAAGGCTTGGGGAAAGGAAAAAGTATTCCGAGAAGGTCAGAAGGCGCAAAGGCTTGACGATTTGGCTTTCTACTCTATTGACCTTGCTAAAGAACTAAAGCCAAAGGTGGTGGTTTTTGAGAATGTCCAAGGTTTGTTGCAAGGTGAAGCTATCGAGTACGTGAAAGAGATTTACAAGCAGATGGATAATGCCGGATATATCTTGCAGCATTGGTTGCTTAATGCACGTAATATGGGTGTTCCTCAGAATCGACCTAGGGTGTTCTTTCTAGGATTACGCAAAGACCTTTGCAAGCCGTTTATGGTTCAGAAGGATTTGTTCGAGCGAGTGCCTAAGATAGATATGGACTTCAACGAGAAAGAAATTGTCTTGGATGAGTTCTCGGACTATAATGGAAGACAGATTCCTAAAGGAATGATGAAGTATTGGGAGTATAGAAACGAAAAGGACAATTCTATCGGTGATATTGTCAAGCGGATGGATAATCGTCTTTCTATGTTCAATAATATGTTTCTTAAAAAGAATAAGGTATGCAATACTATATCAGCAATGGAAGATAGACTTGTGTATTTTGATAATCCAAGCTATATGTCGGCGCATGATACGATTTTAGCCTCAACATTCCCTATGGATTATGACTTTAATGGTATGAAGCCTTGGTTTGCCTGTGGTATGTGTGTGCCTCCAGTTATGATGGCTAATGTAGCTACTAGAATCTGGGATTGCTGGCTATCTAAAATAAAAAAGGAGGAATGCGCATGATAACAGCAAGTATGACATCGGGAGAGATGCGTAGAGTACGAAACTTAGATGAAGCTAGAATCTATGAGTTTCAGATGCGAAAAGCTAATGAGCTTAAACGTGAAATGAGAAAGCAGAACGTAAGACAAATAACAAAGACCTTTGAGCTTGCTACACCTAATGCCGATTATTTCATCGTTGTAGGTGTAAAACATGGCGATGTATTTGCTTCCGGTTTGTTCATTTATCTGAAGGAAACCAACGAGTATATTCCTATGAGTAGAAACGAGGGGTATAGCGAAGATTGTTTTGCTATGAGCGTTCATTTTCTGAAGAGATTTGCAGAAAGGTTTTTGAAAAAAGACTTACCGATTCTCAAGATATTGCAAAAGATATATACATCGTTTACAGGTGCTGTTCAGCTCTATAGTGATGACAAGACAAGAAGAGTGGTATTTGCTATTCCGGAAGGGCTTATACTCACAGAATACGAGCAAGAAAAGCATATCATCCATTACAAAACCTTTGTAAGCATGGATATGCTAAAGAAGACACAGAAGCGAAGTTATGAGAAGATAAGTGCATTTCTCATGGAGTCTTGTCAGCAAATAGCTAAAGCAAGAGACACCGGAAATGACGAAAGGCTGTGCGTTGTGTACAGAAGGTTTTACAATGATATTGATTTGCTAGATACAAAGGAGGCGCAAGCCATATATTCAAGTTTCTTTGAAAAAGGAGGTAACAATGAAAGATAAATGTATAACAAGGTTTCTTGGTGATATAAAGCCTATAAAGAATTACGAAAGGTATTATGTTAGCAAGCTGGGACATGTTTTTACTATTGGGAGAACGTCTCAATTAAAGGAAATCGTACCTTGCAAGACACCAAAAGGTTATCTGAAGGTATGGCTTTACAAGAACGGAAAGCGCAAGATGTTTTATATCCATCGTTTGGTAGCTCAGGCTTTCTTGGAGAATCCAGAAGCGTTGCCGATGGTGAATCATAAGGATTTCGACAAGACGAATAACGATGTAGACAACTTGGAGTATTGCACCGCAAGATACAATGTGATTTATTCTGCTATAGCAAAGAAAACCTCTTCCGAATATTTGGGTGTGACTTGGAATAAGAGTGTAAGAAAATGGCAAGCGCAGTATCAGATAGGTAAAAAGAAAATATATATAGGTTGCTTTGATACGCAACAAGAGGCTCATGAAGCTTATATTAACGCTATAAAAGGGATTTGATATGCTTGAATTTGATAGAATATACAATTCCGACTGCATAGAAGGAATGAAACAAATAGAGAGCGGGAAAGTAGATTTAATTGTTACTGACCCACCATATTGTATCTCCTATAAGACGGGATGGAGAGCAGACGACCATCGTTTTTCGAAGGAAATACTCAATGACGATAATGAGCAATTGATTATTGATTATATGAGCGAATGCTACCGGATTTTGAAGGATGATAGTGCTGCTTATATCTTCTGTAGTGCCAAGACCTTGGATTTTTTTATGCAACAAGCGAGGAACGCAGGGTTTATCATTAAGAATGTGCTCATTTGGCGAAAGAACAACCATACGGCTGGAGATTTAGATGCGCAATATGGTCAATGTTACGAGCCAATCCTGTACTTGAATAAAGGCAGACGAATCATAAACGGCAAGCGTTTGGAGGACGTGTGGGACTTTGATAGAGTTCCATCAGATAAGTTGGTACATCAGAACGAGAAGCCAATCCCCTTGCTTATGCAATGCATCTTGAAATCATCGAACGAAGGAGATTTGGTGTTTGATGGCTTTATTGGCAGCGCAAGTACTGCTCTGGCTTGTATGCGGACAAATCGGAATTACCTTGGTTTTGAATTGGATGAGGATTATTTCAAGGTGGCACAAAGAAGAATTAAGGAAGAAATGTTAAATCAAAAAGATATGTTTGGATATGCTGGAGTTAAATAGAATTTATCAAGGTGATTGTCGAAAGCTTTTAAAGCTGATTGATAGTGATAGCATAGACCTCGTATGTTCCGATGTGGCTTATCCGGTTCAGTCTAGGGGTGGCTCAGGGAGTATGGGAGGATATTGGACGGAATCTCAAACAAGAAAGGGCAAGATATTCAAGAGTAACGATATTGATATTTCGGACTACATCAATGATTTGTACCGGATATTAAAGGACAGGTCGCATTGCTATCTGATGTGTAATGATTATAATTTAATGCACTTTCTTGATGTGGTCGGAAAAGTGAGTTCCATTTTACCAAATGCTTAATATGGGATAAGTGCGCAAAAATATGTGGCCGCTATTATATGGCACAGAAAGAATATATCATCATGCTACGCAAAGGTGGTGATAGACCGATAAATGAATGTGGTACATCTGACATTCTAAGTGTTCCTATTCCAACGAACAAGCGCAAGGATAAGGATGGTTTGATTAATCAGACTGAAAAACCTGTAAAGTTGATGGAGATATTAATTAGAAACTCGACAAATGTTGGTGATGTTGTTCTAGACCCATTCATGGGGAGCGGTACAACGGCAAGAGCTTGCGTAAACCTTGAAAGAAAGTATATAGGTTTTGAGATAGACCAGCGACAAGTCGATTTTGCCAATAACGAATTAAAGAACATGAGTAGGCAATTAAGTCTTTTTTAAAACTATGGGTATGTGTAAGATTATTCAATGTGATTCTGTTGTAAGAAATGGGAATAAAGAGACAACGGATGCTCTTATAAGAGCCATGAGAGACGAAGCCTTAAAACGTGGGTTGGTACGTGATGAATTGATAGGTTTTTGCAACCGATTCTTGAGAGAAGGCGAAATCAAAGCTTGTATAGAGCATTTGCTAGACAATTTCAAACGTTATTTTTGGAGGTATTATTGATATGAGAAGAAGAAAGTTGAACAAGTCCCCAGTGCTAGGCTTCTGCGGATTTGTTATCGGTTACGAGTGCAAAGAAAAGGGAATAAAGCTGATGGAGTGCGATAAGGCGCAAGCAGATGCAATCATAGTTCCTCATCACTTTTCACACAAGGTAACGAAGAATAGTTGCTTGAATCTTTTGGTATTGTATAAGGATAAGATAAGGGGTGCAATGCAAATAGGGTATGGAATCCGACCGCACATCAAGACTGAAAAGGGCGAAGTGTTGGATTACCATCAAGTGAGGGAATTTGACAGAATGTGGTTGTCTGATGATATGCCAAAGTTTAGCGAGACGATTTGCCTATCTCTCTTGCATAAGTATATTAGGGCAACACATAAGGAAATCAAGTACCTTATATCTTATGCCGATACGTCCATAGGTAACAAGGGAACTATATATAAAGCTGCAAACTATGAGCATATTGATACCATTAAGGCAGATTTCTATGTGTTACCAAGTGGTGAGCGTGTGCATCCGGTTACGATGTGGCATCGGCACAAGACAAGAGCATGGGAGGTTCTAACGAAGCTATACCCAGGAATAAAAAAGGCAGAAGGGTTTCAACTTAAATTTCTGAAGAAGTTATGAAGAAAAGAAATAAATGTATTTCTCGTCATTTGCATCCAGATCCTGAGCATTGGGTTAGAAAGGGTCAATCTTGGAAGGCAAAGGTAGCTTATGAAAGCGAGGATGATGCTTGTGAGTTTCTGAATCAGATTCCGAGGTTGAAGGCACTTGGTTGGCATCCTTACTTATGCAAGGTTTGCTCAAAGTGGCATATTGGTAGATTACATAATAAATAGTTGAGATATGGAGATTAGAGTTAATATTTTAGGAAAGGTCGCTTACAAAGAAAATGAAAGTAGGTCGGATTTCGAAAAAGCCGAACTATATCCATTTGGAGATGGTGTCTATGCGGTAATGGACGGAGAAAATTTTGTTGAGCTAAGAGTTGTATCTGGCAAAAAGCACAGCGAAGAAAAAGGTGATTATTACGAATGCATAGATAGGTGCTGGGCGCACGGGAAAATCTCAAACTCTGTAACCGTTATAGAGCACGAAGAAAGGTTGAAGGATTATATAGACAAGCGTTTCGATGAGCTGCAATCAGCTATCGAAAATACAATGAGTAGTGCAGATAGCATAAATGATGCAGTAGGTTCTATAAAGAGTTCCATTGACAAGATAGAGAAAGATGGTGTTGGTAGTGGAAATGGTATCAGCGAAAAGACATTATTGTCTGCCATCGAGATTGTATCAAAACAGAAATAGTTGAGAATATGAAGAAAAAAGGATATTACGAATACGACCCTGTTATCTATCCAAGAATGTTATGTGTCGCTATTGGCATGAACCAAGAGGACGCTAACAAGTGTTTTGAAGGTAGAAAAGGTGAGGTCTTGAAAGTTGATTTCTCTAATTCTAACGCAATAACCTACGATGAAGTTAGGGAAAAGGCGAATAAGAAGCTTTGTTCATTTATTAATTTTGCAAGCAAGGATTCTATGAGAATGGGAGTTTGTTGTCACGAGGCTTCTCATGCCTGCGATGCCATCGAGGATGCTATTGGTATGGAACACGGCGGCGAGCCCTCAGCCTACTTGATTTGTTGGATTGCGTCTTGCATCAACAATGCTCGTTTGGGCATTGGAGATTTCGTTGAAATTGTAGATAAGGAAGAAAAATAGCCCAAAGGCAAAATACCATTTGGTGTTTACCCCATCACTATATATAATAATGTAGTGGTGGGGATTTTTGTGTTAACGTCAGCAAATTATTTGTTTGTATTATTATAGAGTGTTAAAAGCTATAAGAAATACATTAAATAATTTGCATATTTCGGATATTCTTTGTATCTTTGCATTGTAATTAAGAAATAAAGGTTACTAATTAAAAATGGTGAGACACACCATAAAAACTGTAAGAAGAAAGTGAAAAAGTTTTTTGAAAACTTATCTGAAAAGTTTAATGATGCGGCTTTTGAGGCGCAACTTGATGATTTTACTTGCGAGTTTGATGCTATTAACAAACCTGCTGAAATCGTGGTGTCCGTTAAGAGTAGAAAGGTTATCCATTCATATGGAAATATTTCTTCTTATCCATATTACAATGTAGATAAGATTAATATCTATAATGAAGACGGAGAAGACGTTTCTTCAAAATATCCTTTGTTCTGCCAAAGAGTTAAGGATTGCGTGCCTACTTATAAAGATGTAGAGAATGACTTGACGGAGGCAAATATGAGCGATACCGAGCTTTATTTCGGCTCAGAGGCTAATTATTTGCATTACAAGTATGGTAACTAAATGGTTTGGATATGGAGTACGAAAATAACTTTGTAGGTCTTTCATCTGTAATGAGTCACGACCTTGAAATATTAAGGTATGAACTAGAGTATGGATGGAAATTGGCTCTTATGCCAAATGATGTGTGGTACAACTAATTACTTTTAAAATTTCAAATTATGGCAGATTATAAAGTTGAAGTAGATTTATCGGAGTTGTTTGATGATATGACAATCAGTGAACAGAAGAGCTTTTTAGTTGATAAGTTCTGTTCCTTACCTATAGACAAGATGGTAGAGGTTGTAAGCGAAATGCTGGAGAACCTTAATGGCGACCAGACAGCCAAAGTTATAGAAGACGCTTTTGACAACTTGCATGAGCAAGCTCAAGAGCATGTAATCAACTATGTGAACGAATAAAGGCTATGATGTCCGACAAACAATATAGTGTTGCTCGCAAGGGTGTTGTTGAGCAACTTAAATTAGCTCAGAGACTACATTGCAAGCACATGGAGCAGAAGTATAAAGTGGCTTTGGAGAAGTTAGAGAAACGCTTCTTAAAGCCTGATGCCGTGGGCTGCTTCGATTTGGGCGCAAGGGTATCAAATAGTTATTATCATCTTTAAATGGTTAAGGTTATGGAAAAGAAAGAATATTCTGTTGTCGAATTTATTCAATATCTCAAAGATAAGCCATATATTAATCTTTATAAAGCTGATCGTTTAGCAGAGATTGAGATGAGAAGAGAAATGAGAATATTGCGATATTCCCCGTTTTATTTAGATAGAGAATAGATGTATTAAAATAAAGGTTATGGGAACAAAAGTAGAAGTAAAGACTATTCCTTTGCATGGATTGTTCATCCATAGCAAGCAGGTTTGGCGGTCACTCGGTAAGCTTAGAGCTGAAAGCCATTCTACGACAGCGCAAAAGGTGTTTATGAATGAGCATGATACCGAGGTATCAACTGAGAATGCTGATTTCATTGATGGCTTGAAAGTCACTCCTTATGATGGTGAGCTGCCAAAAATATCAAAAAACGTTGGTAGTATGAGTTACTACCAGTATTGTTTAACGCAAAAATTGGTTTAGTTATGGAAACTGAGATTAATATAGTGGAAATTCTAAAGGATAAGCCGCAAGGAACGAAGTTATATTCTTCCGCTTGTGGTAAATGCAAGTTAGAAGAAGTGGATGATAAAAGTTTCAAAATATCCTTCTATAATTCAAAATTTGGTTTTATGAATGGTGGAGAAGGGTATCTTGATAAAAACGGCAAATTGGATGATGATGGAGAATGTGTCGTTTTTCCATCAAAGGAAATGCGTGATTGGCGCAAATTCGATTGGAAAAAGGGCGATGTCTTGGTTAATAAAGATGGGGATGTATATATTATATTTGAAAGATTTGTCGATGATACATATTGCTCTTTCTTAGGGAAATATTATCTTTGGAAAGAGAATAATGATACAGAACAGTTCTATGAAAAAGAACGATTGCTAACTTCTGATTTCCAAAAAGCAGGTAAAGATGCTGTTCAGACCTACATCAGCACCATCGAGGAGCGATTGGGCGGTAATCTCAATCGTGAGACCTTGGAAGTAGAGAAACCTCAGCCTGAGTTCAAGGATGGAGATATAGTAATGTCTGATTCGGGTACAATAGTTCTTGTCAGAGGAATTAGTTTAACTAGAAAGATATATTATCATGCTTATATGCGTAATGAGTATATATATATCAACCAAGTAGAAGGCGAATTTTTTAGTCGTATAAGTCGTATTAAAAGATTTGCCACGGACTCGGAAAAGCAGCAACTCTTTGATGCTCTAGCCAAAGAAGGCAAAGCTTGGGATACTGAGAAGAAACAGATTGTGGATTTGTCAAAGAAGTGTGAGTTCAAGCCTATGGATTGGTGCTTGATGAGAGATATTCGTGGAGAAGAATGTTTTGCTTGGAGTCTCTGCCAGTTTGCATATCAACTTAAACGTGGAAAGTATGAAGCTGTAGGAGGTATGCGTTTTGATGAGTGCATCCCTTACAACGAGGAAACTGCACACCTTCTTGGCACAACTGATGAATGGAAAGGAGGTGAGGGATGAAAGGTTTATGTAGTTACTGCTCCAGATATTTTTTTGTAGCAAAAGACCCAATCAAAATGAGGAGGATGTAATACTTTGTTCAAGCTTTACCCAGAATAATGATAACGAAGAAAACATTTGGGAGCAGAGAAGATATGAGATAGCAAAAGATGTTGCAGCAGGTCTTGTACAACGTCCTAACTCTATGTATGACAGTGTTGTTAATTCTGCCATCAAAATCGCAGATAAATTAATAGAACGTTTAAAGGAGAAGTAAGTTATGATAGACGATAAGAAAAAAGAAGCTGCCAAGGAAGAAATCTATGAAGATAGATTTCTGTTAAATGGCGAAGAGATAGTCTTCAACAATGATGAAAAGGAAGAAATGTTCTATGAGGGGGACATCAAAGAAGCTATTGGACTAGGTGCTAAGTGGGCTATCAATGAGTTCTTGAACGATTTGAATAAATTGCTTCATCCTGCTAGCGAAGTTCCTAGAAATGATAACGGAAAGATTCTCGCATTCTCAAAAGTGAATAGTAATATAAAGCTCTACGATATGAACGCTATGTTAAATGAAACTGCTTGTGACACATATCAAGAAATGTGGGAAATTAGAGTTAGAGCATATACTTTTACTGATTGGGTATTTGTGGAAGAACTACTTGATTTAATTGTCAAAGGAGGTGAGTAATGAAAGAGCTTAAAGATTTAGTTGAGGGCGATGAAGTACTAGTTACAGGTATGTTTCATAGACATATCGCCAAGGTTGATAAAGTGACAAAGACTCAAATTATTGTTAATAACGCTAGATTTAAAAGAGATTCTGGCTGGCAATGCGGTAGTGATAGATGGAATATTAGAAGAATATCTGTTCCTACAGAAAAGGAAATATCAGATGTTAAAGAAGAGAATCTTCGTAATACTCTCGTCTACGCTATCAGTTCTTTTGATTTCAAACGCTTATCAACAGATGAGTTAAAACAAGTGTACAATATTGTAAAAGGCAAAGAAAATGAAAGAAAATAAACACTCGTTAAAGATAAGTCGTAGCTACTTTGGCGAAACTACCCTTGATGGTTATCCTATAGCTACATATTCAAATGATGAATTAAAGATTCTAAAGAACCTGCTAGAAAAGGTTCTGTGTGAAGTAAATGAATATATAAAAGACTAGGCGTATGAAAGAGCTTAAAGTTGGCGAAAGAGTTGTCTTGGGTATCGTTGTAACTGAGACTGTAACTTGTGCGGGTTGTTTCTTTGAAAGTAAGGGTGCTTGTGAAGTTTGGAGAAAATATCCATGCGCAAGTAAAGAACGCTCAGACCATAAAAATGTAATCTTTAAAGAAGTTAAGGAGTAAAGCGTATGAGTAGAAAATTAATGAATTTGGTTAGAATGCAGATGGCATATTTATCTGCCGTCAGCTGTCATGGTAATCCTTTTGGTATGGAACAATATAGACTGAAATATGACTATGGTAGCGTTCCTTCCGATAGACAGAAGTGTCAGCCGAAGGCACAACACGAGTTCACAATAAAGGGTGTTAAGATAATGGCAGCTTCTAAGAAGGATGCTATAAAGAAGTTTAATCATCGTAAAAAGTAAAGCGTATGTTGTACGAAGCATAACAGGGAAGTAAGGCTTACGAATACATTAAGAGTATTCTCGATGCTGAATTTGAAGAGCATCAATCATACATGAAACGAGTAGAAGAAGCCGTAGGTTTCAAATTTGAAAAATATCAGGGCTATCAGCCTAACAGAACTCTCACAAGAGAGTACGAGATTACCGCTATATGGGTTCTTTCTGAGCGTTACGATACGTTAGATAAGAAGGTGTGGAAGAAGGTAGACGGTGTAAAATTGGAGGACGGTTACTATATAGCTATTGCGCCTAACAAGCGTAGTAAGCAAGGTAAGGCAATAGCAGCAGTACTTACATCATATAAATCCTTTACTCATCATTTCAAGATATTGAAGGAACTGAATATCGAAGTTCCGCACGTCAGCCGATTCTCCATCACCCAGCTTTTACGTCACAAAGACCGCATTTTCGTTTACTTTGATGATAGTATTAGAGCTGAGAAGCAAAATCCAGACTTCGTGGAAATCACGATAGGTGAGTATGAGGATTTCATTAATAGCAAAGATTAGAGCGTATGAATAAATTAGAATATATTCCAGGAGATATAGTAAAAATTGAATATGGAAAAGCTACTGGAAAAATAGGTTTCGTAACAAATACTTTTTTAAGAAGAAAAGGTTGCTATAGTCTTGTCGTATTTATTGGTAAAGGGTTTCAAGGTTCTTCTAAAGACGATTGGATTCAAACTTATAATGATGAGGTATCTCCGATTCCTCTCAATACTGAGATTCTAGAGAAGAATGGATGGGAGAAAAAAGCGATGAGCAGAGGAATAAAGAATAGTCATTTGGTATATACAAAACCCGATATTGAAGAATATGGATATTTCCCTATCTACATAGAAAAAGGTATCGGTAAAGAGTTTGATGTATATCTGTTTACTTACAACAATGTATGTACACAAATTGCATACATTAAGTATGTTCATGAACTCCAGCACCTTCTCTTCGGTTTAGGACTTAATTCAGAAATGGAGGTGTAGTATGGCATTAGAAGTTGTAGTTTTAGATAAGGATGAATATAAGGCACTTATTGATAATCAAGCTGACGAAGATGAATTAGAGTATTTGAAAGCTTGCCAATATGCTTTAGAAAGTTTTAATAAAGTAAGAGGCTTATGCCCTAAGTGTAAAAAATCCGTTATAATAGATGGATGGGTTTGTCCTTGTTGTGGGTATGATTCAAGTGGTGAAGAAGAATTATATAAATATGGTGATTAACGCCTTCGGGCACAAGAAGCAAAGCGTATGAATACAAACAGCTATTTACGAATAGAAAATGGATATGATATATCTAAGATAACTGGGGTTATTCCTCAGAATATTGGAGAAGGATTTCAGTTTGATCTTTCTGATAAAACATATACAACTATGGGTAGCTATACTAAAGACAAAAAAAGACTCATGAATATCGAAATTAGTTCTTTTTGTGGTCTTTGTGGTGGAGCAATACATTATTACGCAAAATTGTATATTAAAGTAAGCAATGTGTGTGGTAACAGCTCGGTAAGTGGATATTTGGGTGGAATTGAAATTCCAAATGAATATCAAACCATCAAAGGGGAGTTTGTTAGACCACTCACTCAAAAGGAGATAGATAAGCAACCAGACAGATGGGGCTATTGGTATCAAGTAGGGGATTTAGTTAATGCCTTTGAATCTCTTCAAGAGATCGAGAGTTTAATTAAAAACCTCAAAAAGAAGTTCTCTTCTAAGGAGTGGAAAGTTGAGATAATACGCAATTATTAATTGCCTTCGGGCATAAAAATATGATAGAATGCTTATAAGTGAATTTATTCAACAACTCCAAGACCTTTGTGATAATGAAGGTGATATGGAGATAGTGATAGTAACAGGTAACAACGGATTGGGTTCTATACCTCATGTTAAGAAATCACCGCTTTACGACCAATTTGAAATTACCAAGTATTAATCGCCTTCGGGCAATAAATATAAGTAATATGACAGAAATAGAATTATACAACGAATTACATAATGTAGAAGGTCGTTTAAAGAAATTGGATTCGCAAATATTAGAGCTTCGCATAAAGAAGAATGATATAATGAACGACTTTCTTAGTTTGTTACCTTTTCAGAAAGGTGACAAGGTGAAAGATAAAAATGGCAATATCTTTTTCATAGAACGTCTAAAAGATGCTATATCTCTCGGCAAGAATAAAATCAATGTTCATTTTCTTATCCGAAAAATAAAGAAAAACGGAGAATCTTACAAAGACGTAAACGAATCTTGGGGAATTGATTATTTTTCCCTAGAGAAAGTAGTAGAGTAATAACCATCCTGTAATGGAAATAAATAGATAGTAATATGAATACAGAAAAATTAGAAAGAGGAAATATCTTAGCAAAGAGTTTAATTCCTAAAGTAGATGTACTCTTAAGTATGTCTCCAAAAGTAAGCAGTGGTGAACTTGCAGATGCTATTCGGAAATTATCACTGCTTGATCTGGAATTTGATACTAAATTCAAGCAGCTTCTGAATGAAACAAAACAGAGATTTCAGAAAGAGTTTGATGAGCTTTAGTAACTAACCACCCTCTCCCTTTTACAGGAGAGGGTAAAAAGAAGAGAATATGGCAGAGATTATTTACTTTGGAACAAATGG